AATCTTAGCTGCTGCTAACGTTGTTGCTAACAGAGGAAGAAGAGGTCCTGCTAACTTTATCGTTACTAACGCTAACGTAGCAAGTGCACTTCAAGATATCTCTCAGTTCACTTTCGCTCCTTTCTCAAACACTCTAACTCAAAACAACGGTACACTTTACCCTGTTGGATCTCTAGCTGGTATGACTGTATACGTAGACCAAAACATGAGATACGACGATACAAGGGTATTGATTGGTAGAAAAGGTGGAGATGATGAGCCAGGATTGAAATTCATGCCTTACATGATGGCTGAGTCTATCCAAACTATCTCTGAAGGTACAATGTCTCCGAAGATAGCGGTTAAATCAAGATACGCTCTTGTAGAAGCTGGTTTCTTACCAGAAACTATGTACTTAACATTCTATGTTAATGTACCTACAGGAGGTTTAGCTTAATCCTAACCTAACTTAATAGAAAGTCCTAAGGAAACTTAGGACTTTTTTATTGTATAAGATATATACAATCTATACAATATTAGGAATCATGAAACTATCTAAAGAATTAGAAGAGATAATAGAAGGTATAAAAAAATACAACGAAGAAGGTAAAAATTCTACGGGATTTTTTACCTTAATCCGGAATCGTTCTAATATATTATCTGAGATAATATCCCTAACTTCTTTTTTGGATTCTAAGTACGGGTTTCCTGAAATAGGCCAGAGGGTTTATCATATAAAGGAATCCCTAACCCAAATTCCCAGATGCCATTGTTCTCTCCCACTGAGGTTTCATAGGCTAAATACCGGGTATTTTTCTACTTGCGGGAATAAGAAATGTAAGGATTCGGTTAAGGTTAACACATTTCGAAAGACGATTAAAGAAAAATATGGGGATTCTTATTTTAAGGAAGGATCCCCAGCAAGAGAAAAATATAAATCTACAATGTCGGCTAAATATGGGGTAGATCATAATTTTAAATCTAAGGAGATTAGAGATAATATAAAAAATACATTAAAGGAAAAATACGGGGAAGATTCTCCACTAAAAAATAAAAAAATACTGGAAAAAAGAAATTTAACTTGTGAAAATAGATACGGAACTCTAGATTTTTTAAATTCCGATAAGGCCAGGGAAACTAATTTGGATAGATATGGATTTACAAATCCAATGAAAAACGGAGACATATCTAGAGGAGTTACCGAGAGTTCATCTAGAACTAAAAGAAAACAATTAGAAGATAAACTTGGGGTTTATCTTATGGATTTAATATCATATTCTACCGAAAGATGTGACGTTTTTTGCAATAGATGTAATGCTAATTCTTTTCTGCATTCGGTAACAATTAATGCAAAGCTGAGATCCCAAATAGATCCTTGTTCTAAATGCAATCCTAATTTACACAATAGATCTCTTTTGGAAGAAGAAATGGCAGGATTTATAAAGGATATTTATTCGGGGGAAATTAAATGCAACGATAGATCTATTTTTTCTGGATCCCCTAAATTTTCTGAATGCGATGTGTATTTACCAGAGATCCAGATTTCTTTTGAATTTAACGGATTATATTGGCATTCTGAAGCTTATAAAGATAAAAAATACCACCAGGAAAAATCTCAATTTCTTTTAGATAAAGGAATAAGACTCCATCACATATGGGAAGACGATTGGAATTATAAAAAACCTATTGTAAAATCTATGATATCTTCTTCTATAGGAAAATATGAAAGGAAAATATTTGCAAGAAAATGCCAAATATCGGAAGTTCCTAAAAAAGAATATAAAAGATTTTGTGAGGATAATCATCTTAAAGGGTATTGCCCGGCGAGTAGAGTTTTTGGTCTTTATTATGAGGGAGAATTAGTTTCTCTTATGAGTTTTTCAAAAACAAGAAAATTAATAGAAAGCAAAAATACTTTTTATGACTATGAATTAATAAGAAGCTGCAGCAAATTAAATACCCTTATTGTTGGGGGGGTTTCTAAGATAGTTAAAAATTTCATGAGAAATTCAAATGGATCACTAGTTACATATTGTGACATTTCGTTTTCCCCCGATCATACAAAAACTTCTTATTCTAAATGTGGATTTGGATTAGTTTCTAAAACAGATCCTGGGTACTATTGGGTAATAGACGGAAGAAAATCCAATAGACTCAATTGGACAAAAAAGAAATTGGTTTCTTTGGGGCACGATCCTAAAGAAACAGGAGATTACATAATGAATTCTTTAGGGTATTATAAAATCTGGGATTGTGGTAATTATAAATTCGAAATGGTTCCTAAATAAACAGAATTGAAATAGATATATAATTAAAAAAGTTTAAATATGAAAAATATACCTTCTTTCAAACAATTTAATGAAAACTATTCACTTTTAGAGTCTGCTGATTCTAGATTAGAATCTATGTATTATGATTTAAAGAACGAAGCATCTATAGAAGAATCTTTGGTTACTATAAACGAAGGTCTTTTTGGCAACATGCTAAAAAATTGGGCTTCTAAAACTTTCTTGGGACCTTTAGGACTTTCTAAAGTTAAATACATAGATAAAGCTAGAGATATCCATTTAGGTCTTGAATTGCAATTATTGGCAAAAAAAGACGATTATGAGACTTCGTTAGAAAAATATAACGAAGAGATGGATAAACTTTCTTCCGATGTAGAAGGGGATAAACCTAGGATAGAAGCTATAAAAAAGAAAATAGAGGAGGAAAAAAGAACTTTTGATGCATACGCAAAATCTCAAAGACTTAAAATCGAAAAAGCTAAAGAAGTTATAGAAGCAGCAATCGATGGAAATGAGAGAAGGAGAGTTTACGCAGACGCTGGAATGGCTGAGGATAAAATAATTTTAGCAGAGAAAGAATACGATTATGCTAAAAAAAGATCTTCTTCTGAGGATCTAGATGAATTGAGCGATAGAATTAAAACATTAAGATCTAATCTAGAAGAAAAAATAGAAAAATTCAAAAAAAGTGAAGAGAAGAAAGACAAGAAAGAAGAGGAGATAACTAAGGATCAAAAAGAAATTATGGGAGATCCTATTGCAAAAAGAATAATAGACAAGGTTAAAAAAATTAGACCTAAAGGAATTATTGATATTACTGAAGATGTTAAGAAAGATATAGCTACTTTAGAAGCAGACGAAGAAAGACTGAAAGAAGAGATTAAAAGAAAATCTTCTACCGCTGGAAAAATACAGAAAGAAAAATACAGAAAAAGACTTAGGATTATCCAAGCTGAGATAGAAGGAAGAAAAAAACAATTAGAAGTTTTAAGAGGACTAGGGAAAGATTCCATAACTATAACTAAAAATCTAAAAAATCCTAAAAAATCACAGGAGGTTTTAGATAAAATAGCAGAGATAGACATGGAAGCTGAATCTGAAAAATCTAAATAAAATTAAAATATAAAGATATGAACGTATCCTTTGAAGAATGGGAATCTCTTTACGAAGGAAATTTTTTCGATAAAGTAAAAAATTTATTAAGTAAATCTTTGGGAGGAGCTGTCAGCAAATTAGATGAATTAGCTCAATCATACAGGAAAAGCGAAGCTGATTATATAAAAGACTGGGATAACGGTAGTATAGAAAAGGATAAACTGGAAATAGAATTAGCCCAATCTAAAAGTGATCCTGCTGAGATTAAAAAGATAGAGAGAATGATCAAAAGGAATAGAGATGTTCTAGCTACTGCTCAGAGAGCAAGAACGGATAGAGCTGAAGCTATAGACAAAAAAGCTAGATCTATTTGTAAAAATAATGAAAGATTGGGTACTTATTGGGATGTAGAAATTTCGAGAATTAATGCCGAAATTTCAGAAAGACTCCATAGAAAAGCAAAAGATCTTAATGACGAATCCGAAGCTTCTAAATTGTACGATATTTACCAAAGAGCTTTAATGACCTCAAAAAATAAAGAGGAAGAATTTAAATCTAAATTCGGATCTTCTTTTGCTGAAGAGGGTATTAGATCTAAAGATTTGGGGGGAGATGCAGGAGAAGGAACCGATGCTTCTCAAGAATTATATTTAAATCTACCTATTAAGGAATTTACTTCCAAGGTAAAATCTCTTTCCCCTAAAGAAAGAAGATCTTTAGTTTCCAGACTTGTAAAAGAAAGAAACGAAAGATACGTTGCCATGGATATAGAACAGGATTCTTTAATCAAACAATTAGATTCTAAGAAATTAAAAGGTAAAGATCTAGAAGAAGAAAAATCTAAAATAAAATCTGCTAAAGAAAAATACCTAGAAGAAATAAGGGATCTTAGAGGAAAAATAACCATTGCTAGAAGAAATGATTAGATTTAATACTTTTAAGAAATTAGGAATCTTTAATTTTTTGAACGAGGCAGAAAGTACGGATACCCTAATTAGAAAATCCGAAGAGAATCTTTCTTTAAAATTTGATGCTCTTAAAGAAGCTAAAGCAATGAAAAAACCGGGAGATATTAAATCTAAGATAGATAGCATAAATAAACAATCCCAGATATACATAGAAATCTCTAACTCTCTTAAAACATTAGGAGCTTTATACCAGAAAAAGTCTACCGAAAAAAAAGAAGTACAAGGAACAGGGGATATATACTAAAACGAAAAAATGAAGAATATTTCCATATACAATCCAATTGCAAAAATGATATTAAAAGAACACAGTTCTTTAATACTAGAAAGCGAAAAAGTAGATGCTTTAATTTCTAAAATATCTGATAATGCATTGAATTGTTTTAAAATCGTTAATTTCGATCTTGCTCCTAAAAGAGAAAGAAACCCCAATATAATGAGGGACAAACTTTCTAGTATATCGGGTTCTAAGAGTGTAAAAACTTTAACTTCTAAATTGATAGACTACTCCGAAAATTCCGAATTAGCTAATAGCAAATACCACGAGGTAAAATCCGAATATATTTCTGCTTTAAAAAAATTCTGTAGAGCTTTGGTTAGAACTTCAGAACTATCTAAAGATAAAGAATCGGAAATATTAAAAAGGTTTAAAACCCCTCCTGCAAATCTTCAAAATGCTTTAGATTCTATATCGGAAAGAGCAAAAGACGAAAAAAAGAAATTAGAAGAATCTATTTATTTTATTAATGAATCGCACGTTGGATTTAATACTAGATTAGATTTTATAAAAAAATCACTGGTAAATCTTCTTTCTTCTGCAGAAGGTAAAAATCAAAAAAATGGATACGGAAGAGACTGGAAAAGAATATTCTTGGAGCTCGATGAAAAAAGAAGAGTTCTGGATAAGCCAGAAATGGGGTATTCTGAAAGAGGAAGAAAATCTTTAGAGGATTTGGAAAAACAAATTCATAAATTTTCAGATGAATTCAACAATGCTTTAGTTCAATCTGTAAATAAAGCTATACAGGGAATTGAAGAGGATGACGAAGTTATAAAAATTTATTCCGATGTAACCGAATTGGCTCATCGTGCTCTAGATGATCTCACAAGGGCCAAGGCTCAACAATCGATGGTTTTTAAAGAAATCCTAGATGATTTTGATAATAAAGAAGCTACGGTCTCTAAAACGATATTTCCGTTAAGCTTAGGGGACAAAGATTCGGATAAAAAAATATGTGGGACCAGACTTATTTCTAATATACAAAAAGCTCTTTCTTCTATACCTTCCGCTTCGGATGTTATTTCTAACGAAGGAGGGGTAAATGGGGTTTATAATATAGCTTTAAAATCTGTTATTTCTACTATCCAGAAATTGGAAGGAAATAAGAACACAAACGGAGAGATAGATAAAACTCTTTTAGATTCTATTCTTGCCTCAGATTGGGTTTCTGCTGATGATAAAAAAAGAATCCAAAAATCCATAGAAAATATAATGGATAGAGTTGACGAATCCAAAAAAATATTAAGTTTTGATGACGTGGTTTCTCCTTTGTACGAGAATAGGATAGTCATTAAAAATTCGGAATTTGCAAAAGAACTTTCGGTACAATATGCAAACGCTTTAGAGGATGCTCCTAAAGACTATAAAAATTCAGATTACAAAAAAGGAGAAGTCTATCAACTTTCTAAATCTTTAAGAAAAGCTTATAAGATAAGTATAGAAGATGAGGATTTTATAAGAGAAGATGGGGATCTAAAATCTTCATATTCACCAGAATTTATATCTGCTTGGAATAAAGCTTTATCCGAAATAGAAGACCCTGAAGAATATTCATATTTCTATTTTAATGAGGGATTATATTCGATATCTTTAGAGACAACATCTTTGAAAACCCCTTCGAACTGGCCAAAGTGGAGAAAAGATAGAAAAATAGAAGAAGCGGATAATGAGGATCTTGTTGATTTTATAAGTAATTATCTTAAAGGATGGAAAACTTTAGGTATGATAAAACCTGAGTACAGATACACTAAGATTAGAAAATTAATATCAGAAAATCTAGAAAAAGAAGATCTAAAATATTCCGAAGCTTATACTAAAATGAAAAGCTCTATCCGATATAAAGATGTACCTTATATAGATTATCAAGATTTAAAAAGCGACATAAAAGAAGCTATAGAGAATATAATCCATAAAAATAGAAGAGAAATGGATTTAGATAGAGAAGAATTCGTAGGACTAAACAATTTTTTAGTTTCTTTAGCAAATTCTATTACTTTCGACGGGGAAAAATTCATAAGCTGTTTAAAATGGATACACGATAATGTTCTGGGAGAAAAGACCTGTAAAAAGGTAGCTTCTGAGGCATTCACATCTACGGAACAAACGGATAAAGAAACTGGAAATCTCTTAACTTTCGACGGTAATTCTTTAATGGTTCTCCCTTATAAGAATCTACTCCGAAACATGGACATAAAGAAAGCAGATAAGAAATGCCCAGATTCAATTTCAGGGTTTAGACCTATTATAAATCTTAGTTCTTCAGATTCTCCAATATTAAAAATATTATCTAGAAATTTAGGTTATATAACTTCTACGATATTTCCTTCTATTGAAAATCATTTAAAAAGGATGAATTCCGATTCTTTTGGAAAAATTCCTAACGTTTCCCCATTTAAATGTTTCGATGCGGAAGAAAAATAATCCCCATGAAACATCTAATACTTTTCGAAAATTATAGAAACGAACACGATTTAGAAACTCTAAGGGATTATCTTATCAAATTTAATTTACCTGTAGAAAAATGGGGTAAAGGGTATGCAAAAACTTTAAATCATCTTTTTTTAGAAATAGAATCAGGAGAATGCAGGCTGGTAGAAGAAAATAAAATCCTAATAAGAGAAATAGAATTTGTTATGTGCCAGATCTACTATTCAGAAGGGGGAAATATTCTTAAGCTGATAGAGGAAAAACAGGTATTTATAGACGGAAGAACTAGAGTAAGAGAAAAAGAATCTTCAGTTTCCGAAAAAATGAAAATAGGAGAAGATCCAGAAGAATCCCTAATTAGAGGAATAGAAGAGGAATTAGGAATTTTATTAGAAAAAAATCAGATAATTCAATTGGACGGGGTTGACGAGGATGAAGAATCCCAATCTTTTCCCGGACTTATGACCAGATACAAAGGACATAGTTTCGAATGTTTTTTAAACGAGGACCAATTTAATCCTAAAGGGTATGTCGAAACCCAAAAGGACAAAAAGACTTATTTTATCTGGAAAGAATCCACTATTTAATTTTTTTAATACAATAAAAATCTTATATTTATAAGAAACTATTGTTGTATTTTTTTCTATTATATTCATGATCTACATATTCGAAGGAGCTAGAAACTCGGGAAAAACTTTTCTTTCCGATTACACAAGTAAAACTTTTGGAGTTCATAAGTTTAAATTTGATTTCGTAAATTATTTTAAAGGGCTAAAACTAACTAGTGAAAATAGCAGAGAAACTCATTTTTTTGCTATGGGGAAAGAGCTGATGTTAATGCAACTATCTAGAGATCTAGGAATAGAAGATTTTATATTAGACCGAGGAATAATAACAGTTTTTTCCTGGGCTCTTCTCGAAAAAAGAATAACGGAAGAAGAAGTAAAATCCCAAATAAAATTTATATGTGACAATAGACTTATGGATGGAATTTCTATAATTTATGTAGAAGGGGATAACCCCGATGGATCTTCCAGAAATAAAGATATATGGGATCAATTTGATTCCAATCCAGAAGAAAAAAAATGGTGTGATTTTGTCATAAATGAATTTGAAATTAATGGATTTAAAATTTTATATTTTAGAAATAATTTTTCAGTAAAAGATCTCGAGAATATAAAAATTGTTTTTGGGTCTCTAAAGAATTAAAATTATGTGCGGTATAATATTATTAAGAAAAGAAGATTCTAACCAAAAAAGATTAGAATCTATAACTCACAGAGGTATAGAATACTCGATAGAAGAAACGGAATCTCATGTAATGTGTCACCACCGTCTTCCTATACAAACATTAGATGGAGATAATTGGAACCAGCCAATAGAAATATCTAAAGGAATATATCTTATGTTTAACGGGGAAATATTCAATTACGATAAATCTAGATTTTCTTCCGATACCGAATACCTTTGTAGTTTATTTTCGGGAATTTCTACTATAGACCCAGAAATGTTTTCTGGTATGTATCTACCTTATATAACAGAATGGGATGGATTTTGGTCTATTGTAATTTTTGATTCCAATACAAAAAACGTTCTTTGTTTTACGGATCCTTTAGGAAAAAAATGTTTATATAAAAACGATAGGGGAGAAATATGCTCGGAAATAAAAGGAGTGGTAAATGAAGAATCGGTTATAGATCGATCTACTATAAGTTCTATCCGAAAATGGGGGTATAATAAGGACAAAAGAACTTGTTTTACGAACATTACAAGAATATTACCGAATTCTATTTATTTTTATAATATGGAATCCCCTAATTTTGAAAAAGTATTAAATCCGTATTATACATCCTGGGATTCTCCGATAGAAGATTTAATAGGAGCAGATTATGAGGATCATATGAATTGGCTTTGGGATAAAATGTTCGAAAGCGTTTCCAATAGACTTGTTTCTAAAAATTATCCTATATCTCTTTTAGTATCTGGGGGATTAGATTCCTCTATTATTGCAGCTATATTAAAAGAAATGAATGCAAACACAACTTGGTTTTCTATAGAAAATGGGGAATCTCAATACGTAGATCTTCTCTCTAGACACTTAGAAACTCCTGTTAAATTTCTCGATTATTCTATGAATATGGAATATGATAAATTTATATATAGAGATTGGAACGAAAGTCCTATAGATCTGGGATCGGTTATACCCCAATACCATTTATTTGAATCTATTAAAAAAGAATCTAATTTTAGGATAGTTCTTAGCGGGGATGGATCTGATGAATTATTTGGAGGGTATTCCAGAATAAAAGAATATGATTCCCAAAGATCCGATATATTCGAGGAACTTTCTTTCTACCATCTTCCCCGATTGGATAAAATGTCAATGGCACACACCTTAGAATTAAGAAATCCTTTTTTAAATCTAGATATAGTTAGATTCGCACTTCATCTCCCTAAAGAGTGGAGAACGGATAAAAAAATACTAAAAGACACATTCTCTCCTATGCTTCCCGATGATATAGTGAATAGAAAGAAAGAAGCTTTAAAAAACCCAGAGATAAAAAAAGATAAAATAGAATATAGGGATAAAGCTATTAATATTTTTCTAGATTCTTTTTGATATATACTTATATCAAAAAGAAATAAAATGGAAAATGGTAGAATTATAAAAGATTTTGATCGATTTAAATTTTTAAACGAAGACCAAACTCTTCTTGGACTTTTAACCGGAGAACTCGGGAGTCAGGTAGAAAAAGCAGGTAAAGAAGCTATAACAAATTATGCAATGGAGTATTTTGGAATCCCAGTGGATTCAGAAAATCCTGCTACCATTTGGATATTAGAATTATTTAAAAAAATAATGGCAAATATGTCTAACCGAGATTTGGAAGAAATATTAGAAGGTAGACAATCTATTGATGATGGAGAATTCTGGGTTCCTAAAGTAGTTGATGCTTTTTTAGAAACTATACAGGATAGAGGGCCTCAGCCAGCACTTATAGTTGGAGATTGGCTTGGACTAGACACTAATAAATTTTTAGGAAGGCTTCTTATGAATGCTATAAGAAATAACCTATACAATAGATCTAAGCTTCAAAGAAATCTTTTGTCTTTATGGAATTTAGCTTCGGACGCAGAATTTATTCCTAGAGAAGAAGCTGGGGATATCTATAAAGAAGCAATGGGGGAATTATCTGACGAACAAAAAAAGAAAGTTAAAGATTCTGGATTATGGAACAGCGCTATTAAGCAAGCAGATACTTTAAGAAGCACTAGATAAAAATAAAAAAATGAACATTAGAGACGTTAAAAAAAGAAATATAATCAATTTTGATGATTTCTTAGATAAGGTTCACGACGAAAACTATAAACCGATCAAAAACCAATCTTCGGAGATAAATCCTCTTAGCGGTTTATCTAATATAAAAAGACAAAAAGCTTTTGATTATGCAGGATATGCAGACAGCGTATTTGCTGGACAATCTAAGATAGATGTTCCAGGAGGAAGAATCGAAATAGGAAAAGGTAAAATAGATGCTATTTCTACAGGATCCGCTTTTTCTTCTAGCGGGGTGACTTTTGAGTCCCAAACTAGAATAAAAAGGCTAGGAGATATGATCGTAGAAGCTCAACAGATCTCAACGGTAGGTACAATTACACGGGATGAAAAAACAAAAGGACTTGGAGATCCTAAAAATTTAACCGATGTTGATCTTTTTCCTACTTTAACTAAAAAATTAAACCAGACCCGGAACTATGACCCTTTTCCTCAGATTTTTAAAGATTTCTTTAAGAGAAATTATTTTTGGTCTTCCGGAAGATTTCATTACAAGGATCCAAAAGGGGAAGGCGGAGATTGGGGCCCTTATTCTCCCAAAGGTTCTATCTGCTGGACGATGGGATATTCCTGGCCTGCTCATCCAGAAAGAGGAACTCGAAGAGTTCATTTAGAGTTTGAGCCTTCTATGAAAAAAGTTTGGTATGTTGGGGAAGAATGGGAAGATTCCACCCCCGGATCCATTTACGGGGCAGCTAGTTGGTCTATGGATATTACGATGGATCAAGCGGGATTAAATAAAATTATCGAAGGTTTAAAAACTAGTCCTGTCTCTAGATCTTGGGGACGTTACATTATCCAATATGGAGTAGAAGTTTTCCAAAGCAAATGGGATAATTCTATATCTTCTGGTTTTTAAGCGTTTTAAGCAATTTTATTATTTTTTAATGGATAACTAAGTAAAATCAAGATAGATTGATTAGAAGCAAAATAAATAAACCTCTTATCGAATAGATTGGAGGTTTTCTTTTTGTATAGGATATATAAAACATGGAATACGTAAGACTTGGAAATTTTGAGGTTTGGCCAGATCAATTGAATTGGAGCGTACCCGGAGTCCCCGAGGATTATTTTGGAAATCCCCAGAGCTATTATTTCTTGCTGGATGAATCTTTATTTGAAGAATTTATAGCATTAAAGGTAGGACAAGGGTGGAGATTGCCCGATTTAAATGAAATGACTTATATGGGAAATATTTATCATTCTCTGGGAATATCAAAAAGTAAAAAATTATATTTTCCTACTGCATACAATTACATAATCCAAGAAACTTTAAATTCGGACTCGGAAAATAAGTATTTCTTCAATCTCGAAAACGGAACTTCTAATCCCCAACCTTGGGTTCCCGGATTTTTTCTTTCAAGCGCGGGAAAAAGAACTTTTAAAATCCAGCCGGTTAGAGATGTTTAAAACGATCTTAATTCTCTCCGCTATTTTGATATATACAAAAACCCAAAAGGAAATGAAAATTAAAAGATTTAATGATTTTATGTCAGAATCCATTTTTGATAAAGATTTTTTTAGCAGAATAGGATCTCTAGTAAAAGATACTGGAACTCCTGGATATTCTTCTTCTAGTACTCAGCATAGCCAAAGTTCTTCAGAACCTTCTATCTCTTCTTCCGTTGACAGAACCCCAAGAAGTATGGGACAAAAATCTTCTTTAACCCAAGGAGCTTTAACCGCAAATACAAATAAGAATGCTCCTATGGTGGTTGTTTTCGGGGGAACCGACGTCGGAGGAAAAGCTAGCGGAAAATACATGTACGATTATTTTACTCCGGATGTTCTATCTAAGTATAATGTTTTTGTAGCAAATTCGTCGAGGATAAACGGCGAAAAAGCTTGGAAAGAAATACAAGAAAAATCGGTAGAACTTGGGCTTAATCCTTCTAAGAAAATACTATATTTGTTTTCGGGGGGATATTTTCCTGCAATGTCAATAGGAGGAGCCGGATTAGACATGGATAAGAGAATAGACTATCTTAATAATACTTTTGATAAAATATTTTTAGTTGATATATGGATAGGAAAAAGTGGATCTACTTTCTATAAAAAATTAGCAGAAAAATGTGGAAATAAATTAGAATATTATTCTTATGGCGGAAATAATTCGGGAGGTGGATCTAATAATATTCCAGTAAGAAATTTAATAGTCTCTAAAGCTTCTAAATCTCATTTGACTGCTCCTGATCATATGAGGACAAACGATGAAGCCATTAAATCATTAAAATCCCAATTCTAGTTTTGAAGATAATAAATTTCCAAGATTATTTTTCGATTAATGAATCTAAGCATTCCTATTTTAGAAGAAAAGCTTTGGATTATTCTTTCGCGGATCTAGAACCTTTTATAGACAAAGAAACAATGTTAGAACATTACAATGTTCACTATAAGAAATATACTGATCTTTTAAATGAATGCATAGACGAAGAATCTATACCGGTTCAAATGGGACCAAATATGGAGGGAATAATATCTATACTTAGAAATGTTGGTAGATACACAGATAAATTAAGAAATAATGCCGGAGGTTTCTATAATCATTTTTTATATTTTGATCAATTTACCCCAGAATTAAATTCTCCCGGTGGAGAAATAAAAAAATCTATTCTTACCTCTTTTGTTTCTCTATCTAATCTAAAGAAAGAAATGTTAGAAGCTGGGCTTTCCCAGTTCGGATCGGGATGGGTTTGGCTGATATCGGATTCTTCCGGAAACCTTTACATAAAGACAACCCCAAATCAGGACAATCCCTTAATGGAAGAATCTTTTAATGATAAGATTCTATTGGGTATAGATGTTTGGGAACATGCTTACTACCTTAAACACAAAGCAGATAGAAAATCTTACCTTAAAGAGGTTTTTAAGGTTATAGATTGGGACAAAGTAAATTCTAGATTTTTATCTTTTAATTAGAAAGGTTTTCCCTGACTAAATCCGTAGAATACTCCTGGAGTTAATGAGGGTCCCGTAGCCAAAAGTGTTAAATTGAAAACTGTAGGACTTGTTAAGTTTCCTAGAGAGATTGTTATTCTATTATTGTTTAGATCGTAATAATCTAAAACTCTTGAATTTCCTTGGGTGACTAATATGGTAGAGATTGGTGCCATTATCGAAGAAGGCCCAAAAGTAGCTCCTGTAGCTCCCGGAGCATAGTTAGTTGATGCATATAGCGGAAATCCGTAGTTACCTTGTATCATAATTTTTTTATTTTATATATCAAAAAAAACCCTGCTTTTGGCAGGGTCTATATTAATTAATTTTTTTAGATTATAGGAATCTACTAAACACGTTTCCTTTGGAAATGTACCCAGAAAGATCTTCTAGAGGAACTTCTTTATCCTCGTTAGTCATTTTATAATCAGTATCCCATGTAGTAACATTAAAAGTTAAAGGGGAAAGAGATTTATCTTTCTCTGTAATTATTCTAACAAATCCTCCGTTAGTAAGAGGAATATGACACATGAAAAGACCAGCATCTCCTATTTCTGCAGCATTTCCGGCTTTTTCTGACTCGTTAGCTATATCAACAACCCCTTGTATATCGGTATCTTCAAAATCGATAGGACCTTTGTATCTATCGAAAGGCATCCATTGAAATATTCCTTTTTCTAAACTAACAGAAGACTCATTCAAGCTCTGAGAAAAACTTTCAAATAATTTTATGTGTTTCATATCTAATTTTATTTTTTAACAAACTATATATCTATCTTATATATTTTTTTTTAGATCTAATCTGAAATTATAGGAATTAGTATCGTTTCTACGAAATTTTTCATATCCTCTATAGATATGTTGTCTAAATCGTCCATTTGGGAATGACATTTTCCTAACATTTTTATATCTAAAAAACCATTCTCATTTTCTAGAAGGGATTCCCCCTCTAGCAATATAGGGAGAGGATTAATTACGGTAGTGTCTATACCCATGGCCATTAAGGGAAGACAATCGTTTCCTGGCGTTTTCATGGATGGACAATTAAATTTATTTTTTATGGATTCAGAAAGCTTTCCTGGATAATCGCCTATGAAGAAATTGGTTCCTCCTTTTCCTGTAAGCTCTAAGTTTAAAACCCATTCTATCTCTCCGAATTCTCCTTCTATTATTTGTTTCCCCAGCCTCCTGGATCCAATAAATCCCACTTCTTCCCCGTCGGTTATCACAACATTGATTTGAGGACATAAAGATTTTAAATATATTGCATTTATAACTGAAGCTGAATTATCGTTAGCATTATCAGAATCGGGATTTACTATATCGTGATGAGCTATCACCATTTTTTTGCTTTCCCCTCTAAGTATTATATTGAATCCTTTACAATCAAACCTTTCGATTTTAAATTCATCTATTTCGTAAGGGATTTTATTTTCTTCCAATAGCGATACGATAAATTCTACCCTTGGAGTTTTTTCTTCCCCGTTAAGGTAAGCAGGACCTTTATTTCTAGCCTTGCAAAATCTTTCTATAGAATTTAATATATTTTCCATTTTATCAAATATAATAAAAAATTCGTATTAAAAAAATGTAATATCTTGGATATATACTTTAACCAATTATAAAATAGCCATGAAAGATTTTTTTATTAAAATGTTATCTTCAGACGGAAAAATTTCTTCTAAAAGATTTTCCGCATTTTTTACTTTAGTTAATATAATAGTTCTTACTTATATTGCTACTTTTTTATCTAAAGAAAATCAAACCCCAGAATTTATGTTTGATGCACTAGCTCTTATTGCTGGTGGTGGATTAGGTCTTACCGTAATAGAAAAGATATTTAGCAAAAAGGAAGAACCTAAAAAAGAAACCCAAGAAACCCCAATAGATGAGGAACCAATCCAATAAAATTCTAAGATTAGACGAATATATGATGCAAGAAGGATCTTGCATGAGCGAAAAAGCAAAAGCTTTATTGAAAGAAGCTTGCGAGGCTTGTTTAATGAAAGAAGCAGAAGAATATGATAAAGACCCTCATGAATCTCATACCTACGAGGGATATATGAATGAATGTTCTTCTTACCTTAGAGAAATGATGGGTAATAGAGGGTATTCCGATCTACACAAACACTACAGATAGTAGATAATATTTTTATGGTAAATTTAAAATACTTTAAAATTTTCGAAAAAGAGATTTACCTTAAAGAATCTATTGAAATACAGAATGTTTTAGATAATTCTTTTTCTATAGAAGAATATAAATTAAAATCTTGCGACATAAAATATACAGAAGCAGGATCTAAAAATTATTGGAATATAAGTGCTCCCACCGAATTTACTAAAAAAATACAAATAGATCAAAAGATAAATTCAATAAAACAAAGAATAGATCCTATCTTTAAAAGAACAAAAGAATATTACATTAAATATACGGGAAGCCCTTATTTTACAAAAAAAATAAGGGAAAAATCAAGAAAACAAGGTAGAAAATGGGGTCCAACTAATAAAGCTTCTCTAGATAAATTTATAAATTCAATTTATTATCGTACTTATCCTCCTAACGATTTGCCCGGTTTTTCTCCTCCGGGACTTTTAGGCTGGGTATCCATGACGGTTTACGATAAAAAAACAAAAAAAGAAGTACCTTCTTATAATCTAATAAACATAAATATAAACGAGTTAACTAATAATTTTTCAGAGAAAGAAATGTCAGAAGTATTAATCCATGAAATGAGACACTGCATAGATGCATATTTTATCAATCAAGGGTTAGATATAGTTCCGGGAAATGATGATTATGCTGCATTACTAGATCTGATAAGACAAGCTGGATGGAGAAAATTAACTCCCGAAGAGGATGAATTTTTAGAAAATTACTTGGGCCGTGGACTTTCAAAAGAAGAAAGGATGAAAAAATATAAATCCAACGAAATGGAAAATTCTGCAAGATATCAGAGATTGAAATCGGATATGGGAGTTTACGATTTTGGAACTTTTGAAAATTTTATTTCTCTTTTAAAGAAAAATTTAACTGCAGAAGATAAAAAATGGAATAAAAAAACTTTAAAATTAGAAAAAATAAAAGATCTTGAATTAGTATTTACCGAAGATGGAAAATTAAAAATCCCAACATCTTCTTCGAATCTAGATTTAACGACTACCAAAAGAATTTATTATTACTACGGGAAAAAGGAAATTAAAGATGATGTAGAAATTCTTTTTTATAATTTTTTAGAAAAAAGTAAAATTAAAAATGAATCTGTAATAAATCTAAAAAAATTATATAACCACTCTTTACAATTTGCTAAGAATGATTCCAGTAAAGGAGAAAAAGAGGAACAAACCGCTTAAAAAAGAATAGATTTCTCTACCCTTGTCCTACATATAATTTTTTGTAGTTTCTAGATTTTTTAAGCTTAGAGTATTTAGTCTTGGCGTGAATTCCAGGTCTTTTTCTCTTTGATCTCTTTACGAACTGTCTTACAGTATTCGTTGATGTTTTTTTAGCTGCCATTTTTCTTTCTTTTTATAATTCAAAATTATATATCAAAAGAAAAATGAAAATTTTATCCCTCTTCTTTGAAGGGTAAGATCTAGAGATGGATGAACCTGAGATATCATCCATCCTTCTTCTACTAATTCATCTAATTTTTTCTTGTTCATTTCTTTTCTCCCCTGATTTTCTTTTGTATATCTCATATAGATCCATTTCATTTCCTTCACATTCCGAAATAGATTCTTCCCAGACGTCGAAATCGAAAGCTTCTAAAAGTCCTTTTTTAAGCAGAGATATTCTTTTTTGCTCGTATTCTATATGAGATTCTTTTAATTTTTCTATCCTTTTTTGGTATGGTGTCCATCTAGATCTAGACCATTCTTCTAAAGCTTCTCTTCCTATATAGGGTTTTTGTCTTCTATATTCCTCTACTTCTTCTTCGAACATTCTGATCTCTTCGTTAGACATCTCCCAGTAAGGGCTCGGACTAAAATCTCCATGCTGAATCTGATGCCAGACTAAAGGATATCCTGACCCTTTAGAAGTTTTTGTTAAAGGGGTAGAAACTTTAACCCCTCTTTTCCACCAATTGAAAATTCCCATATAAGACAAATATAAGGAATAAAATGGAAATAAAAAATTATTTTATAGGACCTCCTGTAACCCATGCATCACAGGTTCTTTTAGCAGCACATTTAAATTTTAGAAATCTACAATACCCCAATTCTCCTCCTTCCACGACATCCATAGGATCTTCTGATCCCTCGTCATCTCCTATCCCTTTTGCTATACAGTTAATTGTCTTTTTGGATATGTCAAAAGCTGCACAGTTTCCGCAAAGAGCGTTTTTAGCTTCTTTAACAGTATCTAATTTCCATTCTTCGGCTTTTTCGTCCCAGAATTTTTTATTTGGCTGGCTAGGATCTAATGGTCCATATCCAAATTCGTCTATAGCTTTTTGCCGATTTTTTAGATTTAGCTTTATATCCTGTGTTGCTGGGGGACAAGATTTAGCCTCATTTATGATTTCTATAAAACCATTAAATCCCTGTAGATTTTTCATTTTGTATTTGTTTTATTCTTATTCTTACTTGTTTTTCTATTTCCAATATGTAGGAAAGATCCTCTTCTATTTTGTTCTCGATAACCCATCCTAACCCAGGAAGAACCCTAGATATGTTGGTTTTCATTACCAGTGTTAAATGGTTACCCTCTGATATCTTATAGTATTTAAATCCTTTTATTTTCGTTACCTCTTCAAAAAATTTATCCAATTGATTTATGAATCTCGTATCTTCAATAACAAGACCAGGAAAACCTTCTTCTAAAAAAGAAGAGTATTTGATGTTAAATTCTTCTCTTTGCACAAACTATTTATCTTTTTTGTGATATATAAAACGTGAAAGTTCCAAAAAGATATCTAAGTAAGAATCCCAATGTAATGAAAAGGGAAATTAAGAAGCATGCGGAGAAGAAAGATTCAGATTCTTCTGCCTATAAAGAATGGGATGCTGACTATAAGAGTAGAAAAGCGGGTAAAGGGAAACCGGTTAAAACCACCGTAAGTAAATACACTAAAAAATATAAAGAAATGTACGGGGAAAGTGAATCTCAATCTAAATTAAAATCCATAATGGATTATGAATCTTTTTCTAATTCACTTAATGAAGGATCCCGAAAAGGATCCGTCGACACTAAAGGATCACCTGCAGATAAATCACTTAGAAAAAAAGCTGAAAAATCTGGATTTCCACTAGGTATATTAAAAGAAGTCTTCAAGCGCGGAAAGGCCGCATGGAAGACCGGACACGTTCCCGGGACGACCCCGGATCAGTGGGCACACGCAAGGGTTTCGAGCTTTATTACAGGGGGGAAAACGACTAAAATGCAGGATAAGGCTCTATATCAACAAGCCAAAAAAGCAAGAGCTGCTAAAAAATAAATAATAAATGAAATAAACGAATTAACCCGTGATATATATTATATTATGGTGGGGGTAATTTACAGGATAACAAATTTATTAAATTCAAAGATCTATATAGGATCAGATACAAAAAACGGGGGAAAGGGAGATCCTTCATATATGGGATCCGGTATTTTAATAAAAAAAGCAATCGAAAAATACGGGATTGCTAATTTTAAAAAAGAGATTCTTTTTCAATGTAGTTCATCGGATGAACTAAAAACAAAAGAAACCGAATGTATTAGAGAGAATCGATCTTTTGACCGATCTATAGGATATAATATTTCCGACGGATACTGGGGAGGAAATACATTAACTAATCATCCCGATATAGAAAAAATTAAGAAAAAAATTTCTAATAATACGATTATTAATTCTTTTAAAATTACCGAGGGAAGAAAAAAATTTTATCTAAATGAAACCTCGGAAGAAAGAGAGAAAAGAATAAATAATATTAAAAAAGGAATGGAAAAAGCAGACAAGAGTTTTTTTCATAGTGATGTTTACGGAAAAAATCTTTCGGAAGGAATTAAAAATTCGGAAAAATTTCAGGATTATAATAAAAAAAGATCAGGATCTAAGAGAGGGAAATATTCAGTAAACTGGGATTCCTATGCAGAAAAAAGAAAAGAAGAAATATCTAAGATAAGTTCGGAAAAATTAAAGTGTGTTTTGGAGGGATTAGTAGATAAAGATCATTCAACATTTTTCTGCTATTTAAAAGTATATCTTCATTTGGAGGATAAGGAAAAAATAGAAGGCCTTGATGATTTTATAGGATATTTAGAGGAAAATTTATATTCTTCAAATGTAAATCACATAGACATAAGAAAAAAATATAAAGAGATCGGATTGGAAAATAAAAAATTAGGAAAATCCACGACTGTTTTAAAAAGTCTTTATTCTTTTCAGATTAAAAATTATCCTAATATAATAATTAATCCAGTTAAAAGGTTTTAATAGATACTGAGATTATTTATAATCGGAGGTTTAGAATAAGGATTTATATCAACAAGCTAAGAAAGCAAAAGCTGCTAAGAAGTAATCTTATTTATCTTTTTTAATCTTTTCGTGTGAATCGGGGAGAACATTAAACCCGTACTTTTTTCCTAGTATTATTAGTAAAGGAGTAATCGGTATAGGAGAAGGTATTCCTTGGATTGCTATTAGCGGAAGGACTTTAAGGAGATCTATAGATTGGTATTTTAGAAATTTCTTTTCGTCTTCAGTAACCTCTTTCCCCATTACCATTTTTTGTAGAATTTCTGCTGCTTCTTTTGTTTCTTTGGATTCCCTCTTTACTCCTTGTTTAATCTCTTTTACGAGCTCTACTCCTTTCTTTAAAGCTTTCTGTGCATACTCGTAAGCTTTGTTCTCGAATATGAATTCTTCAAACCTCTTTATTCTTCCTTCTGAAAGCTTTTGATTTCCCTGATGAGCTAAAGATCTCTGAGCTAATTGGGATGTGTGAGTCTCTAGCTCTTCATGGGAATGGTATTTTTCTTCCGAAAATTCTCCGCATTTAGAGCATTCCCCGTTCTTTTTGTCTAATTTATTCCCGCAGTCTCTGCAGTGGGTTCTAGTATTTCTTTCGTTCTTTTTCAAATTATTTTGCTGCTATAAGAGAATCTATTTTAGTAATATTTTCGTCTTTGTATTCGATAGCAGAAAGAAGTTTTTTGTATTGGTCTTCTGGTATATTAAAGGACTTCCCTTTTTGCTTCAAGGCTATAAACCCCTCTATTTCTTTAATTATAGAAAGAGTAGTTTCTTTTATTTCCTCCATATCTTTCTTAGTGTAATCTCCTTCCACAACATAATCAAAAACCTCCCATGCACTTACTGTGTACATTCCACTTAACTTAAATTCTTTAAGGAAATCTGAAGTAGGAATGCCTCTCTCTTCTCTAACTATAAACGAAACTATTCCTGAAACTTGATCCCATTGATCTGGAGAAACTACGCCATTGAATATTCCTTGTTTTATGTTTATTAAACTCTTTATTAGAGAATTAGGGGTTAAAGATTTACTTTCTCTATAAAATTTCTCCAAAGAAAGTTTTATGGTTACCTCTTCATCAAATTTATCTATAATTTCTTGGATGAGTTCTTGTGGGTATTCAAGTTGTTTTAAGAATGCTGCATAATTTATTCCCGATCTATGGAAATCCCTATCTGATCCTGTATTGGTCTTCCAAGCACAGTTTTTAACAACCCCGTCTTTTTTGATAGTTACTCCTAAAAGGTATTTTTTGTTTGCTTTAGGCAGATTTCCGTTTATTATATTTAATTGAATAGATCCATCGCCGTAGCTCCAGAAAGTAGAATCATTATTTATACAGAAATTAGTGTCCCCAGAAACTGCTCTTTGTGCTTCTGGAGTTCTAGCCGACATGGCTAAATACCCTTTTTTGTTATAGAAAATACCGGCTCTAAGTCCTAGAGCTACTATTTTTTCTGTGTATTCATCTAACCCAAGATTCCAATTATCTACTAAATCAGAAGAATCCCTGACCAGAGTTTTAAAAGCTACTTTAGGGTCCTTGAATTGAGGATATGCTTTTAAATTATCCGGCGTATCCGAATATTTCATCCCTGTAGTTTTTTTCCACTCTTTAAAAGGATATTCAGTTTCTCCCGTTTCGGGGTTTACCCTGGGTTTTAATTTTTCTAGAGATAGAGCTATTAATTCTAATTCCTCTATTAATTTTTTATCCGAAGGATCTTTAGAAGAAGAAGCTTTCTTAAATTCTTCTTTCATTCTAGGTATAAAATCGTCGTAGATTTTTTTAAGCTTTCTTTTGGATTGCATTGCTCTAAGATCATCCCCTAATACCTCATATGCTGGGCTTTCGTCTTCCTTAGAAGGAATTATCCTAGCATAAGCATCTACATTTTTTAAAGGAAGTTCATTTAGGCTTGGCTTCAATTCAACCATCATATTATAGATACCAGTAGGACTACCTACCGTGGCACTTTCTGGATCCATTTCTACGGATACCAACTCTTCCCAAGGGCATCCATCTATAACATATAATTTTGTAAGAAGGTATATCCATCCTTCATTCTTAGGTAATTTTTTAGATCCCCCCGGTTTACTCGAGGGATGAAGTTCTCCATTTTCGTGGTACTTCCCTTCTTTGGCAAGGTCCAAAATTTGCTGGTACCTTGGATCTCTCCATATGCTCTTTTTGATCTCTTCTGGAATCTCGTTTACATTCTTTTTTTGTTTTTCTGCATAATCCTTTACCAATAAAGCTTTTGCTGCAGCTATGTTTTCTAGTATTAAAGATGATTTTTGTAGTTCGTAAAAGTCCATTTTTATAAAATTATTTTTTGATATATATCAAAAATAAAATCTCAGAATATGAAAATTTACAACTCGATAAATGAGTTTTTGGCAAATTCTCCAAAACCAGGGGTAAGACCCGAAATAAAACCAGGGGTAACTCCAGGTACTAAACCTAAATACCCATCTCCTATAAGAAGAGATAAGCCTTCAGTTGTACCGGATAAAAAGGCAGAAATAGAAGTTCTAACGGTTAAGGCTACCGAAGAAGATTTAGTGGAAAGATTTATCTCTGAATTAAGAGAGCAAGATAAAGAAGTGGAAATTGCATTTTCTGCTATGAAAAAAAGATACTCTAAATAATAAATTATGATTAAAAGTTTTGAACAATATTTAAATGAAGCTTCTCTGGGAGGAAACCCTGGAATACCTGGGGAAGGAGGAAAATCTGGATCTTATAGGCTAGAAACTGAAATGTACTCTAAACAACAAGTAAGAGATCTAGAAAGAAGATACGGTCCTAAAATGGCACAACTTCCTATGCTAGCTAATAGATTAAGAGAGTTACAGTCCGGACACGAAAAAGATCTAGAAAAATTAGCAGAAAAAGCAATTAGATCCCTATACGGAAGAATGATAGAAGATGTTACTCTAGATATTAAATTTCCCCAACCTGGAGAAATTCCAAAAATGATGGAAGACGTTCCTGATGCATCTCCTAAAATCCTTAAGATACCCAAAATTGAAGAGCTTAAGGACAAAGATATAATATCGGAAATCCAAAAAAGAAAAATAATAAACAACATAACCCAAGGAGAAGCAGTTAATTCCAAAAAAGCTTTAAACCTTCCAGAAGTCATTGAAGGGATGAAGAAAATAATGGGAGACGAGAAAGCAAAAGAGTACATAAAACTTTCAAATGAAGTTAGTGATATAGCTCAAGCTTACTATTGGATAATTCCGGTAGAAGTACAGGAGAGAATGTGGAAAACCAATAAAGAGGGGATGAGTGGAGTAGTTGGCGTTGATTGGGAAGAAAAAACTGAATCTGAAGAAGACCTAGCTAAAAAAATTCTGGATAGTCTAAATAAAGACGGGGATCTTCCTAAAGAAGAGACCGAAGAACTTTTCTACGAAACTCAGCCAACAATAAAAGCAAGGGGGAAAGATTTTTCTATGCTTATCCACGAAACGGTTAAAGGAGTTTATGAACTAATCGCTGCTATTGCAATTCCTGACGGCGAAGAGGTAGCGGGAACAGTTCTTATGAATACAGATTCATTAGCAGATGAAATAGAAGATCTTAGATATGGACCTAAGATAGCATCCGATATTAGAGACTACCTAAATACGTTCCCTGAAGTTCAAAATGATGAAGTTCCTAATCTAAGAGAACACATCATGGGCAAACTCTACATCATGGATGCCCCAGAATTTCTAGATGTTATTCTTTCTATACTTAATGGGGATAATAGACACAGAAGAAATATAGAAGGAATAATTAAAGATGTAATTAAAGAGATAAGAGATTTTGAACTAGAAGGAGCTTTAGGAGATTTTGGTATAGATAACGATGACGATTATATGCCAGAACCACAGGGTAAAAAAGATTATTCTCAAATGGATAATGTAGATCTTAAGAGACATCTGGATGATGCTTTAGATAGAAGGGATTTTGACGAGGCAAGAATAATCCATTCTTATATAAAGGAATCTAAAGAAGCAGACGAGGCTTGGGCTCTAATCCACACTTACGGAGGATACCCTTCTAATTCAGATCCTTCCCAGATAAATGAATCCGAAGAATTCAATGATCTATATAAAGGAACAGTTCTGACAATGGACGTTATAGATGGAAAGACCAGAGAGAAAAAAGGAACCATAAAAACTAAAATAAACGAAATGGTTCTAGAGGGTAACTCTTATTTTCTAAGATGTTCCGGAGACGTAAATATAGTTTACGATAAAGACACACAAGAATTTGTAGAAGGTTATAAACCCCAATATTTAGTTTATCAATTGGATGAATCAAATTCTCAAATTCTAGATTTTTTAAAATAAACCAAAAAAATAAAAACAAAAAGGATATATAATTCAATTAACTTAAAAATAAATAATAAAATATGAAAACAACAAGACCAGTATTTGAAAGTTTTTATTCTTTCGTAGATTTTCTTAATGAATCTATTGATGGAGAATATTACGAAGATTATCTTTTAGAGGATGAAGGAGATCCGGGAGATGAATTAGATTCTGACACAGAAACCGGAAAGCTTTCCGAATTTTCAAATAGTCTAAGAGGGATGGAAAAAATTAATCCAAAAATTGTAGAAAAACTTTCAGCTTCATTTAAAACATTGGTTACCGATGCAGGAGCAAAAGCTTTGGAATCTTATGCCCAAAAAATTGCATCTTTTGCTGCATCTACGAAATCAGGAGTTAAATTGATAAGAAACCAATTGACTGGAGGTGGCGCCGGAGCATATTATAAGTGGTTAATTAACGGGACTTGTAAAGTTAAAGGTCAGCCAGCAATGAATGAAGAAGGAGTTATTAGAGATCTAGCTTTAACTGTAGATGACGATGGATCGTCTTTCTACCCTCTTTCTGATGTTCTTATTGGAATATTACAGAGAAATTTGAAAGCTTTATCCGATGTATTGGCAACAAAAGATGAAAAAACAATCCAAAAAGCTGCTAATGGAGGTAAAAAAGGAGGAAATGGAATAATTGAAAAAAAACAATTGTTAACGATAGATCCAGCATCAATAAAAACCAGAATATTAGAAGTACTCCCGTACGAGAAAGAATTCCATACGGCGGCAAAAAAAGATATGAGAGACGGGACTCAAGTGGGACCAAAAGACAGCTATGTAATTTCTGCTTCCCGACTAGACGGAAAAGATAAAGTTAAATTTGGGAGATATGAATATGCCTTTGTCCTTCCTATTTGGGCTTTAGTCCCATCGTCTATAAAAGCATCTACCAACAAGGTGGATGAAAAAACATATACGACTGTTCTTCCCCCTGCTCAGGGAACTGAAATTAAAATTGTAGATAAGCCTTTTAATTCTTCTAAAGAGCAATTCTTTTCAGCAGGATCCGTAACTTTATTACAATCAGGGGTAAATGATATGAAAGCTATGCTTTCTCAATTTAATTCGATAGAAAAAATAAAAGTTGTAGGTGGAGCATCCCAAGCTCCTACTAAATATGTATCTTCTAATGAAGAAACAAAAAAAGAAATTACCCAAGAAAATACAAAAGCAGCAAAAGTGTTAATAGGAAATGGATATCTTGCTTATGACCGAATGCTAGCAGGGGTAAGCGCTTTTGAAAAAATGAAGGAAGATGGAATCCAGCAACTTAAAAATTGTACTATAGAAAAATCTACGGCAGATGAAGTTCTTAAAAATGTACAAACGATAGATGCAGAAAGTGATCCTAAAATGCAACAAATTACTTTTTATGTTAGTGGTATGGTCAAAGGAGTAGATCAAATAGCAGATAATAAACCAACTATAATTAAAAGGACTGTTGACATAACATCTCAACAGGTGAAAATTGTTCAATTTCAATATGTTTTAGCATTTGATATTAAGAAATAATAAGAAACAATAAGAAACAAAAAAACCCAGATTTTTAAATCTGGGTTTTTTTGTTTCCCCAATTTTTTATTCTATCTCTGAAATTTCTGAAATTCCAGAAAGACTTTCCCTTGTTATATTATTATCAACAATTAATCCGTATCGGATTAATCCCCCATATTGTTTAGTAGCTACTGCTGAAAAATCTACATAATATTTTTTTATAGTTTTTTCTCCCCCAAAATTAGGACTGTTGTATAAATATTCAACGTATTCCTTTACTATCCTTTTAGCTTCAGATAATTCATCTTTTTCGTGATTAACCATCCCTCCTCCTTTTGTACCAAAGCACATTGGATCCCCTGCTTCTTCCTGACTAACTGCTTTTGCTGCATAGTTATTAGTAGTGTCTTCGATCATCCAAGGAAATGCTACGTACATTTCTTGAGTTAAATACTTTTGGAATAATTGGACATCAAATCCTTTGCTGATGTCGAATCCATCCGATTCACTAAAATCTTCGAATCCTGTCTTTTGTGCATTAATAGATGTTCCAAATGCTAATGCTAAAACTAAAACTAACTTTTTCATGGCTTTTAAAAATTAAATTAATAAATTATTTATAGATCAAATATACGGTATTTATCGTAGAAAAAAAATTTCCGGTAAAAAAATTTAAAAAAAAGAAACTAAAAGAAATAAAATCATATAAGGGTCGATGACTAAATTAAAAAAGAAAGAATTAATACCTAAGGTAGACACATCTACACTAAACGAGGACCAGAAAAAGTCTTTTGATTCCCTGGTAGATTTTATAACGGATCTCAATGATGATTCTATATACGTTCTAAAGGGATGGGCAGGAACTGGAAAAACTTACACCATAAGTCTTCTCGTTAGATACGTTTTAGAAGTCATACAGCCGACTCGTCTCTGGTACAAAGTTGGTGTTACCGGTCCTACTAATAAATCCGTACGCGTAATAAGAAAAGCAACTGGCATATCCAGCTCTAGAGTTCAGTTTCAAACTGTCCATAAGATACTTGGGCTTTCAGAAAAGATCACCTCAGATGGACAGCAGATCTTTGTCAATGATGGGGATTTTAGACCACAGATAAGAACTCTAAAGCTTCTTATTGTTGATGAGGTATCTATGCTCAACGACGATCTTTTTGAGGAACTTCTTAAATATCGGGATAAAACCAAAATCATTTTTATGGGGGATCCAGCTCAGATTCCTCCCGTAGGAAGACCTGATTGTATTCCTTTTAGGGATGAGCTCCTAGATGGATATAGAATAAAAACTCTAAATCTCAGACAGATAATGAGACAAAAAGAGGGAAATCCCATAATAGAATCTTCTGTAAAGATAAGGAAGAATATAGGAAATTCTAATTCCGGAATCTCCCCCGAAAATAAAATAAATCAAATAGGTGAAGGAGTAGAATTTGTAAATCTAAATTCTCCGGAATCCAGATCTTCTTTCAGAACAATTTTAGAGAAATACTTTAAAACTGATAGATTTAAAGATGACCCAGAATACTGTAAGATAATAGGATGGAGAAATAAAACTATATCCTCTATGAACGATCTAGTAAGAAAGGTTATCTACGGAGAAGAAGCTCTATCTTCTAAGATTCTAATTGGGGAAAAACTCATAGCAAATTCTCCTATCCTCGAAAAAGACACGATAATATTTAATACCAATGACGAATTTACTGTGGAATCTTTCGAAGTAGAATCAGAAGATCTAAGGTTTAAAGTCTCCGATCATCCGGATGACGACCCGTACCCGATATCTCTAAAACATTACGAAGCCTTAGTTTCCTACTTGGACGAAGATGATGATTTGGTAAGAAGAACCATCCGTATCCTTCACGAAGACAGCGAAGAAGAATTTAAAAAATTAGCAAACGTACTTAAGCTTAGAGCTATAAATAAAAAGGGAAAGGATAAGAGCTGGCTTGTCTATTATAATTTCCTTAGAAGGTACGCAGATGTTATGTACAGTTATTCGATAACTGCACACAAGGCACAGGGAAGCACATACGACACGGTATTCCTACTAGAAGACGATATAGATGTTAATTGGAACATCATAGAAAGAAACCGAATAAAATACACAGCTTATACGAGATCAAGTCGAAAACTCTATGTGGTCAAAAGATATTAAGCAGAAAAAGATATATAAAACATATTAACCTTAAAACTAATAAAAATGAAAAAAGAACAAATTTTAGGAATTGCTAGACACACATTAACTTTTATCGGTGGTATTCTAGTAACAAAAGGACTTTTTGATGCATCTGTTTGGGCAGAAATTTCAGGAAGTGTTATCACGTTAGCTGGTCTTATCTGGTCAGTTATCGATAAAAAATAAGAACCTTCCCTATTCGTCATCCCCAGGAGAAATTCTGGGGTTTTTTGTGATATATAAAAATAAAATGATCTATTCTTTTTCCGTATTCGAATCCATGAAAAATGGATCTAATCTATTGGATAAAGCAAGTCCAGATTTTGTACCCCATGAAACTTTTCATGAATTCTCTTGGGTAAAGCCAGAAGAATCTGAATGGTACTATTCTATAAAGAGAAATTCGCCTTTAGAGATTCCGAGAAATAGAAAATTCTATGACACGTTAGATTCCCCGTTAAGAGAAGGAGTGGAAATACTTCATAAAAAAGGAATCCCTACAACTCCTTCTTGCTCAGGTCATTTTAATCCGGACTCTTTCTATAATAAAATATACAAATCTCTTTGTTCCGAAGAAGAAGAAATAAGAGGGAAAGGGATAAATCTAAAAGATCCGGAAACGAACGAAAGGTATGTCTATAAAGATCCCAATTATAGAATACCCTGGGAGGAAAAATCATTTCTGGAAATATCTAGAGAGCATGGAAAAAAAGGAATAATAGGAATTTTAGATCCTATGGGTGAAATACAAAGGAGTCTAATGGAATCTTCTGGATCTGATTGTCAGATAACAAGAAACGGAAATTTAACTTTTTTCATAACTTCTCCTAAAGATAAAAAATCATTGGATTCCTCTTGGGAGAACTTTAACGATTCCATCAAAAATTTTTTTAAATAGGATATATAAATTAAAATCTAAATTTATAATTATGTCATACACAAGAGAACAAATTGAAGCGACAGTAAAATCTAAAGGGTATGTTTGGTTTGAAGATTCTTCGAATAAAACTTACGATGTTAATATTGTAGGGGTTAGGAATACTTCTCCTGCGGTTTACAAAAAAGTAACAAACGTATTCGATGACCATCTAACTCTTTCCTTTAAAGATGAAAAGGGAGCTTGGCAATACTATTGCTGGATGGGAACTTGCGATCCCGGAAAAAAAGGAGTAGAACAATTCCACAATAAAAAAGGTGTTGCTAGACTAGTTCCTGGACAGTATAGAGGAGTATGGAAAATAGACCTACACCAAGGAAAATATGAAGCTCTTTGTCAAAGAAATGGAAATGTTACGGTTTGGAGAGATGCAAATAGGGATTTAGTTTTCGAAGAGAATGTAACGGATACTGGAATTTTTGGAATCAATATCCACAAAGCAGGACAAGATTCAGCTTGGGTTGAAAATTGGTCCGAAGGATGCCAGGTGTTCAAAAGAGTTAAGGATTTTGATGTGTTTATGTCTATATGTAAAAAAGCATCAAAAATTCATGGAAACAAATTTAGCTATACTCTTCTAGAATCAACAGATATAAAATAGTAAAATGTCTAGAAGAGTTAAAAATTATTGGAATTTTTTAAATGAAGGAAATGCCCTTACTAAAAGTAAGGCAGCAAAAACTATAACTGCTGTTATAGACCCCGATACAAGGAGAAACATTAAAAGAAAATCCCAAGGAGAAATAGAGCAAAGTAAATCCAAAGACGGACAGACTTGGGCTGCAGATACTAGATACACATATCTTCCAGAGGAAGAAGGATATGTGGGATGGTCCAAATTTCACTTCGGTAAAGTAGTTTTGAGGGAAATCGAAGAAGAAGGATCAACAGAAAATGTGTATGAAGTTTTAACCGGACTAAATAAAGGGGTAAAAGGACCTTACGAATGGCAATCCGGAAATATCGGAACCCCAATTTACAATCCTCCGTATGGAAAAAAATGGGCAGATCTCCTAGGTCCTGACGAGGAATTCTTCAACAATTATGAATGGAATTCTAATCCTCCGATGAAAATTACATCTGTTCCCGGAATCGAAATAGCTAAAGTTGGGAATAAAGGGGAATGCCAATTAATCTACACCGATAAATTTCAGCTTTACGGAAAAGTAAAAATATATCATGATTTTAATTCAGATTCTAATTTTTCTTATGAGGTTTCGGATGGAAATAATAAAGGAAAAAAAGGAAAAGGATTTTCTTTTATAAAAAGGGAAGAACTAGAAACAAAAGAAATTACTCCTTCTACCGAATTCCCTATTTTAAATAATTTTTCAAAGGACGGAGAAATAATAAAAGCTTATGTAAAATTCCCTTATCCAACTCACAATGGATCAGGGTTTGGTGCCCAGTATGCAGGAAGTCCTTCGGGTAAACCTTATTCAATACCTTCTTCGTCAATAAACCCGGATCATTATATATGGTTAGATACTTCTGAATTTGAATCTATAAATTCTTCTAGCCTAGATGTTTTCAAATCTCTTTACGGAGATTTGAAATATAAAGATAAATTCGGAGAAAAAACTCTCGGAAGTCAATATCAAGAAAAATCTAAATATTATTGGGCAGACATAGGATCAGAGATAAAAGGGAATAAATTATCAGGATCTTATCTTTTCAATTATTTAGGATCTGGAAGCTACATCTATCTATATAGTGTTAATTCAAAAAACGAGAGTAATGCAAGATTAAAATGGGACGATGAAGTAGGATGTTTTGGTAATAATTTTTTCACTGGACTTTTTATTACGGGGTTTGATCTTAAAAATCCAGGGGATAAATATACTAGAGAATATCTAAAAGGAGAATGGTTTTGGGATTACAAGAACAATTATGTGTGTTTACTATATGCTTATAATTCAAAAGGAGAAAAGAAAAGTGTAATATATAATTTAGATTCTCCTTCAGAACCGGTTCCTTATGATAAATGGGGGGGAGCAGGAGGAGATTGGTAATTTAAAAATTAAAATGAAAAAAATAAAACTATTCGAAAACTATTCTTTAGAGAATTATGAAAGAGAGATAGAAGAATCTATTTATGAAAAATGGTCTTCTAGAAATGGGGATTCTTTATATCTATTAGAATCCATGGGTTCTGAAGAGGAAGATAGGCTGGATTGGCTTGATGATGAGGAATTAACACCGGGAGAAATGAGAGCTTTGGAGAGAGATCTTCAAGTTATTTCTAAAGAGCAACTAGCTGCTTTGTATCTAAAAGCTTTAGGACAATATGAATTCGGGGATCCAGAAAGAATGAAAGGAAGAAGATCTAAATCAGAGGTTGTTCAAGAAGACGTATATGTAACTGGAATCCCAGGAATAGAAGAATTTTGCTCTGAAGACTGGAAAAGCGGAAATCTATTTATTGGTCCTAGTGCTCTTTCTGATGCGATAGGACTGAGATCTTTGGGTACTGTAACAAGAACAGTTAATAAATTTAGACTTCTTTTAGACGGAGAATCAGAGGGAAGATATGACGAGGTGGTTTACCCTAAAGTTATAAATGCGTTTGATTTTTTCAAAGGAAAATCTCCAGAAGTTATACAGGGAATAGCTGCAGGGGGAATACAAAATCCAGAAACTTCTAAAGAGCACAGATCTGTTCTTAAAGGATCTGGTATTTCTAAAGCTGATTCTCTAATAATAGGAAAATTGGTTCATTCTCTTTTTAAAGATTATATGTCTAATTCTTTTTTCAGGAAGAATGTTTGTAAAGCTCAAAGCTCTGCTATATCTTCTATTTCCAAATCTAAAAGAATATCTCCTGAAGAGCTGGAAACATCATATAAAAATTATCTAATATCTCAAAAAATGTTAGATAAATTCAATTGGTGCGGACTTTATTCTAAATATGGGATCTACTAAAAATTAAAATTTCCTAGAAAAAGAAGAAAGGAAATTACCAAAAGAAATTCATAATGTCTTTTTATGTAAATCTTAGGGTTTATACAATCAACATAATTTATTCTTTCATAGAAATAATCACATCTATCTCTATCTGATAAAGAAAATTCCATATTTGATTTTTCTAAAAATTCTGAATTTTGTTTAGATTCCCATTCGTAAAACACCTCAGCTTCCATACACATATCCAATACGGTTTCCCGAGTAAGAATTACCCTCTTGTGTTCTGCAATTATTAAAAGGGGAATAAAAAATCCTAGGAAATAAGTATTATAATAAAATTCTATTCCAGCAGATACTAGGATTAGAAAAGAGTAGAGACCTAAACTAGATTTCTTACCCGTAAATAATATAGGAAAAATTCTAAACATTTTAGAGGTCTCGGGACATTCCCGATATAAAGATCTGTAGAATTTTTCTGATTTCGATTCTTTTTCCATTTTAAAATAATTGATATATAAATCAAATATAAGAAATGTCTCGTATAATAAAAATCGGCCATATAGAAGCATTAATAGATTATCCGGAAGATGTCGTAAATACTCATTGGGATCTAGCAGAAGAAAAGATAAAGAATAATTACGGAAAAGGATGGAGACTTCCTACAGTGGAAGAACTCCTTTATATAAAAGATTTATCCCTGGAGTTCGGTATTTTTTCAGATTTCAATGTCGACGATGATTATTGGACATCTAAATCCGGAGAGCCTGGTTATATTCCAGATCGTAATGAGTTCGGCGAAGATTTTAGATGGTTCTATCAGGTGAGAATGCCCAATAATAAAGATCTCCAGGGTTTCGAGGATTCCCAGAAAGAATTTCTTTGTCACGTAGATTATTACGGAAATATTTTACCGGTAAGAGATATATAAAATAAAAACTATGAAAACTATTAAAAATTTTAACGAATTTGTATCCGAATCTATTTTAGATTCACCTATTTTCCAAAAAATTGGATCACTTGTTAAATCCACCCTGAATAGATCGGTAAATACTACTGAATATGAAAATGAGGTGGAAAAAGGAGATGCTGCAGAACCCGGAGGAGTTATGGGAGAATCCCCTATAGGAAGAGGAACTTCATTAGAATCCGATATGAAATTTACCAAAGAAGAGATGGAAACCTTTGGAGAAAAAATAGGAATAACCGATAAAGGAGACAAGGCAAAATTGGAACAGCCCTCCACCGGTCCTATAGGAAATATATCAAATTCTGCGTATGCTAACCTAAATGTTTCTACAAGAGGAATCCCGGGTACGGATGGTGGAAATCTTGGATGTGCTGCTGCGACTTCTATAATGTTCTATCGGGCAACTGGATATTCCTTAGCCGGGGGAACGACGGTTTGTATAGGAACTCTTACCATATATGACGAATTGGATAAGAAAAGTAAAGAACCTTTATCTCCTTGGAAAAAGGTAACAGATTGGAAAAATGATTACATGCCTGGTGATATTATCGTTACTAGAAGAAGATCCAGACCTGGACATATCGGGGTAGTGGTTAATGATGGAAATATAATTTCAAATTCTTCATCTGGATTTAAAGGAGATAAAATGGGACAAATAGAAGAAAATTACACTATAAAATCCTGGGATAGCGTAGCTAGAAGAAATCCTACGGAAACCGCAATATTTAGATACCAAGGTCCTTACAAGAACAGCTGGTCTTAATGAAAAGATTTATAGCAGGAAGAGTAGAAGTTTGTCTCGGATATGATTTTGAAGAGATGGATAAATCTGATGCTATAGAAAAATGCAAACAATTAGGCCCCGAATGGAGATTGCCAAATGAGAATGAAATCAGGTACATTTGCCAAAATTTATCTTACGGAGGGAATTCTGATTTTTGGACTTCTAGTGGAACCTTGGGAGGAATAGTTAATCGAAGAGGAAAATTCCTTAATGAACCCTCATATTGGATGGGAGAGCCCGAAGGAAGGAGTAGGTCATATATATATGATTGTCAATTTACAGGAAATAGATGTTTTCAAGTATTCGATAGATCTAGAAAGACGAATTCTGTATTTATGGGCGTTAGAGAGATATGAAAATGATAGATCTAGGACATACAATAATGGAGATTTCTGAAGATTCTAAAGATGGAAAATGGAAGGATTTCAATGAGTTATCAGAGAAAGAGGGATTTAGATTTCCTACTTTAAATGAGCTAAGGTATTTATATTCACTAAAAAAAGATCTCGGAATAGGAGATTTTGCTGATAGATGGTTTTGGTCTTCTGAAGTTATGGAAAGAAACATATATTCTCCTGGATCTAAATATTATTTTAAAGATTTTAGGGATGGAATAGAAGATTGGGAATACGCATATATGAGATCTGCTTGTCTTATAAGAGTTTACGATAAATAGTCAAACAAAAAAACCAGAATCTTTTGGATCCTGGTTTATCTTAAATCTATTTTATTTATTATTTTAATTTTTTTCTTAAAATAACTCCCGCTTGGTAGGAAGGAACTGGAACACCCGGATACATTTTAGGGTAAGTTCTCATAAATAGAGTTTCTGGAATGTGTCTGTGCATATAAAGACCATAGTACTCCATATCCGGATTATTCTTAAGAACCTCATCCATAATCATAGAAGATAGTAAATAAGGTTTTTTATTCTGAATCATATCTTTGATTAGAGTAACAAAGTATCCACCTGGCTTTAAAAATTCAATACCTTGTGTGTACATACCATTAACAAGATCCCAATATTCGCTTCCTTTAGTTAGACCGATATTATTTGGATGCTCATAATCGAAAGTTTTATCATTTAAAGTTCCATCTGCATTTTTAGCCATTCCCCTTTGTGGAGCATCTGAAGATTTCCCACTTAATTTAGGATATGGAGTACCGTTAACGATTAGGGATAATTGACCTCTCTCGATACCCGAGCTTTCTAAATTCTGAGTTGTATTTCTAGCATCTCCTTGAACCAACTTAGCAACAACATCATTTCTTTCTACCTGAGCTGCAATGTTGTTATAAGCAATCTGGGGATACTCTAGCTCAACTCCGATCGAATTCCTACCGTTATTATATGCTTCAACCAAAGTCGTTCCTGTTCCACATGTAGGATCAAATACCCAATCTCCTGGTTGAGTTAGATTCTGTATTGCCCATCTATACCCTTGCCAGTGTCCTGGACATAGGTGCTTATCCTCTTGCTTAGGATAATACTTATATCTTGCAGACTGAGAATAGTATTTGTCTCTTTGGGTATCGTAGATTTCACCTAAGAAATTTTGGGTATAATCCGTAGTGTGATAATCAGAAGGCAATTCCATTCTTACCAAAAGTTCTTCTGTAGGAGTAATATCGTTTCTGTAAACGCTTTTATCCTTAGGATCTTTTTTGATTTTTTCTACTGGAGCTGGAGCTTCTTTAGGTTTAGTTTTGTCCTCGAAAGGAACTTGTTTCATTTCAATCATTTCTCAATTTTTAATTAATTATTATAATGAATTTTATATCTCGATTTTATAAAATTATTTCGGGATATATAAAAAAATATTATTAAAGTGAACAATCTTAATAGATTCTGCGAATGGGCGATCAATGAAGCCTCTTATTTTACTAAATGGGCTTCTACCCCATCGAACATAACAGCAGCTCAAAAAAGAGACATTGAATCCAAAGTAGAAGCTTCTTCTTCTGTTGATATGGAAATTCTTAAAAATTTCAATCCTTCTTATAGCTCTAGATATTGGGAGGCTTTAAAAATAAGATTGGGAGAAAATAAAATAAAATTTAAATATGGAAACACCTCAGCAATTCCTAAGCAGTGGATATATTGGGGAGAAAAGGTAATATATTCCGACAAAAGACCACTCCTTTCTAGAAATAACTCAACTAAAGAGGAGGTTTTAGCTTATTTTCCTATCCCATTCAACGGAGTAGTTCTAGATAAATTTTGGGTTGTTGCAGTATGGAAAAACGCTTCGGGAGTAAATATGTTAAGGGAAATGTCTTTAAAGACATACCTTACTAAAAGTACTAGGGATATAATAGATATTTATTTTAAGGGATATTCTTCCCCGGTGACCAATAAATCAAATCCCAAAGATTATTGGACCCTTATCGCTATAATGGCCTGTGAAAATTTTCCAGAACAATCTCAGGGAATGGCAGATGTTGCTCAATCTATATACAATAGATATTATGTTAATGGAAAGCCTTACGGTAAAACCATATCTGAAATAATACTTGCTAAAGGACAATACGAACCCGTTACAAAAGGATTAAAGAAAGGAGCAGACTGGAAAAATGTAAATAGCAGATCTAAAGCTATAAGTGTTTATATGAAGACTAAAGGAAGTACATCAGATGTAGCTAATAAAGCAATAAATAATGCTATAGCTGCACAATCCGGTAAATCTTATGTCTCCCAGGCAAAATCCCACGTGAAGACAAGAACAGAATTTTTGGCTTCTTCTCCTAAGTCTTCTTCCGCGGTTTCTCCGGTAGAAAGATCTGATCCAAAAAAACACAATTCTTTTTTCTGGAACTATGCCGGAAAAAATCAATATTATGCTAAAAAAGATTTCTCAGCAAAGCCTATCCCATCGGAAGTTAAGATCGCTTAAGATATATAAATAAAAAGAGGATGTCAAGAATATACGATTACGGAGCTTTTTCAAATAATAAATCTAAATTTTCGGATTCGGGTAATAAATTTGGGTACGAGATGTCTTTTGTCGATATAGATATATCGGGAAAGCCTAAAGAATTTAGAGATATAATTGATGTTAAAGTTTTTATTGAATATTCCACTAACGTCGTTTCCAATAAAAGAGGTCTAGAAAGAGTTGATTTTTCCGTAGATTGTATAGAGCTTATAATGGATATTGAAAATTCCGTCGGGAAGAACGAGGAGATAGATTTTGATCTTATCCCAGGAAAAACTATAGATTACGGCCAGGTTAAGTATACCATAAATGAATTTCCTATACCTTCTTATCCTCAAAGAATAGAAATAAATATGAACGGGTTTACAGATCCTACGAGGTTTGATGTAATGGTTTATTTTGGAAATAACTAGGAATGAGAGAAATTCTAGAATACGAAAGTTTTAATCCTCTTCACGAATCTAAAAAATATGAGGGCCTAAGATCTGTTAAAAAAACTTGGGGTGGAGAATACATTCTAGACGTTGACGATTATCAAAAGACAAACAGCAAACCTTTAAAGGGATCTATATTAATAGGAAAGGATAGCGGAAAAGCCGTTGCTCTTACATATTTAAATCCGGATGGAAGCGAATCTAAATACCTTTGGGTTCCTTATTTCGGAGCTTATATGAATAGAAATACCGCAGGAGGGATAAGCTCTATTAAAATAACACCTTATAAAAATTGGTTATCGCAGTCAGAAAATGAAAAAAAGCTTGAAGATTTTTTAGATGGATTTCAAGAATCTATAGAAAAAGAAAAAACTGAAAGCGAGAAAACCGTAGGACTTCAGGCACAAAAAGATTTAGACCTTATATTAGACATGTACGGAATAAATTCTCCGATAGAAAAATTTGAAAAAGGGGATAGAGAAAATGAATGGAGAGCTATTCTAGAAAATGGATTTGTCGTCATAATAAAAAAGAGATCTTCTGAGGATCTTGTAGGAGAATTTAGAATTTACCCCAAGGAAAAAGAAGAATTTCCATATATAGAGATAAGCACGGAAAAAAATGAGAAAGGGTTTAAATTTAAAAGACCCGGAGAATATATGATTCGAAGAAGAATAGATATGACCGACCTCAAAAAAGATCCCGTAGCTTTATACCTGTTTAAGAATATAACAGGTCTCCAAGAATATGAGGACGAAAAATCATTATTGAACTATTTTGAATCTCTAGTAAAATCTCAGGATACTTCTTACCAAATGTCGGATGATTCCAGATCTTATAAGAGTGGACAGTCCGAAAGAGAAGAAATAAATCTGGTTTCCAAATTACTAGAGGATTTCTTAACTTCTAAAAAAATAGAAGAAATCTACACAAAGAACAAAAAAAGATAGAAACTTTTCTCTTTTATTTTTCTATTATCCTTGATGGAAATAGATAAGTCTTTTATTCTCAATAAGGGAGAAACTTTAATACTTAAAAAGAAGGGTGGTTTTATTTATATGGAATTTACCAGAAGAAATGAGAAACACCTTCACGACATCATAGAATTAGAATATAGAAATTCTAGGAGTAAGAAGAAGGACCCTTCGACTTGGATAATCGAAAAAGATTTTATCTCTAGAATTCTTTACGAGATAAATTCTTGTGGGTTTGAATTTCACGAGATCAAAAAGGTAGAAAAAATAAACAAAAAAGAATCAAAATGATTCATAATGAGAAAATTAATTTCTTTTTTTAAAACAAAAAAACAGGATTCAAAAATGGAAACTAAGGAGAAAAATTTAGAAGATTTAACGTTAAAATATCGTGGAATGGTATTTGAATGGATCAAAGGTGATTTAGCAGGATCCTCTAATTTATTTAAAGGGGTCAAACAAACCGGGGAAAATTTCTTTATAGAGTTTGTAGAAGGAGGAAGAATAAACGAGGAACTAGTTGAGGAGTATACTCTTTTTTATCCTGCTCCCCCTACCCCACAGTCTTTACAAATACCAGGATCCCCCGAAAAATCATCAACTGTTACATCTATAGTTTATGGGGAATCCCAAAAGGCTTCTAACCCCGATTCCCCTATTTATAATCTTCTGGTTAAGCAGAAGAAAAATATGGTAGAGGTTTCTATTAAAATAGAATTAAATCTTCCTTCCAAGGAATTATATAGCGTTCTTTCTTCCTCTTTCGAAGATGCAGAAAATGAAATTATAAAATTTGTTATCGACGGGGTAGATATAGAGGATATAAAAAAATCTCTGTCGGAGTCGATAAAAAGAAATTACTATTCCCCAGGATCTTCTCTGGAAAAAAATTCCGGAAAAAAGATAAATAAGGAAAAAGATACTAATGAATAAGGAAGAAAAAATATTATACTCGTCCGATAGATTTGAAGTCGTGGATGCAGGAGAAAATAAAGGGGTTAGAACTAAATGGGATTCCGTGTTAATACTTCCTTTTGTTTCTGATGATAGGGGTCTTCCTTTAAGTCTGGGGGTTTTAAATGAGAGAAATTTTTTTAGAAATGGAGGGTATGCTCTATCAGTTATATCAGGGAGTCCGGAAGACGAAGATCCCAATACTCTAGCTACCGCACAGAGAGAACTTTTAGAAGAAACCGGATATGACGTTAAAGAAGAAGAAAGATGGTATTTTTTAGGAACATTGACCGGAAGTAAATTTGTCGATTCTATACATCCTTGTTATGGAGTGGATATTTCAAATCTAAACCCAGGAGAACCTTTAACTGATGGATCAGAGCAAGAAAAACTTTCTCAATTTGTTCTTATTCCGTCGAACCAAGTTTTGTCTATAGAAGATCCTTTTGTTCCTTCTTTATTCCTTCGGATTTTTAAATATGTTGTGGGAATGGACATATATAATAGAGAGGATTCTATATTTTCTAAGAAAAAAGAAATAAACACCGAAATTTAATAAAATGAATCGAGCACAGAGAAGAAAAATGCTTAAAGATGCGGGCTTGTTAGGAAAGCAAGCAGAGAAAAACGGAATAAAAATAGACAAAAGAGAGCTAAATTCCCTTATTAAATCAGGAGAAGATAAAAGAAGATCGGATCTCCAAAGAATAAAAAATCAAAAGATAAGCGAGGGGAAAGTAGAAAAAAATACCTCAGAGGAATTCATACAATTTGTTACATATCCAACAGATACTTATAGTGGTCTATCCACTTTTTTAAGTAATCCGGATTGGGAAGATACCGGGAATGATTAATGGAAGTCCTTATGCCTGAAACTAAGAACCTGGTTTTTTATATCTCTAAATATAGTCCCAAGGAATCTAAAAAAAGAATAGAAGATATTCTAGACTTTTATATAGTTGACATATCTAAAATAATAAAAGATCTCGGGTATGACACTAAAAATTTGACCGTACAATCAGAATTTATACTCAATTATTCAATTCATAAAAAAATCATTCATGGAATATATAATAGTAAATGTGAGGGTATTCTCATTTGCTATAGAGGTAATTCTCCGGATTTCGTGGATAATTTAATTTCATTCATCGAAGAATTACAGGAACCAATAGAATACTCTTTCAATTTTATAAATTGAAATTAATTTTTTATGTATTACTTTTCAGGGACAAACCCTAACGATGCAACAGATGGATTTAGCGCTGGGGAAAATTATCCAGGGTCTCCTTTATATCAAAGTATATTACAGGAAAGATCAGGTCTTCTAAATTCCTATCTTAGCAACATAGGATCCGAAAATCCGACAAAAGCTAAATTTGGACTTCCCAGATCTCTTTTTTACGACGGAGCAAAATTAGATCCCGATGTTAAACAGGCAGAAAAGTATGGGCTCTTTATGTTCTATTCTTTCGACGGATCAGGGGGAACTAATTTTTTCTTGGATCAATATTACCTATCTGAGAAACCAGAATATAATAAATTAATATCCTCTCCCGCTTCCAAAAATCCCACAGCTGCCCAGCTGGTAAGAAATAGCGATGCTTCTCTGTTATTATCAGCGGGAAAAAGTGCTGATGAGATTCAAAAGAATAATCCTATAAGAGGGGGAATACACGCTCCTTATTATTGGAAAGATTTTGTTTATTGTAAATATTATGGGACTATACCTAATAATAGACTAATAACTCTAAGAAGGTTTTCTAGTCCGGTTTTAGATAATTTTTCTCTTCCCCCGGGATTGAGAAATGCTGAAAACCTAAAGAAGGGGGTAGGTATGCCTGTCGCACAAGCGGTTACTTGGTTTGGAGGGAATACCGGGAATACTTTAAGTACTCTCGTAGGATTTAGCACCGGATTAGCTTGGACCGATCAACAAATTGATGCTGAAAAAATACAGAAAGCTTTTGGGGATGGACTTATTAATTCTACTGCATTCGAAACCCTTAGCGATTTAGTCTCCCAGGCAGGAGGTAACGGAACAGATGTAAAATTAAGGGAGGAGGAAAAAAAATTAGGAGTAGAAGCTTTAGCTACAGGTCTTAGCCCAGATAGAGAACAGCTAACAAGAGAAAGATACTATAAAGCTTTTTTCGATGCCGTTAAAACCGACACCGAAGGAAGATTTGGTATCCTTAATGAAAAAATATGGGTTCCTGTAGATGTTATAAAAAGCACATCAAAAAGAGATTTTGGATTAGATTTTACTTGGCAAGATCTTGTTCTTAAATTTTCATACGATCTTACCTCAGTAGGAGAAGTTAATAGTAAAGCAGCTATGTTTGATATCCTAGGTAATTTGCTCTCAATAGGAACAAACTATGGTAATTTTCTAACCCCTTATATAAGATATAATTCTGAATACTCAGCTTTAACTTTTCCTGGGGGGGATGCGGGGGCAAAACTTTTCTATACAGATCTTAACCAATTTATTTTTAATAACATACAAAAAATGTTTATTAGCGATAATTCCAGTACTACCGGGGTAGGAGGAACTACGGTAGATAAGCCTAAAGTAGAAGGATTTGAAACGAAGCTAACGCAGTTACAAGCAGATCTAAATGATGGAGTAATTGACAATCCCGAATTGGCAAAAGAACTTTTTGATGCTATACAATCCGTTTTTGGATCGAGAGCAGCCCAAGAATGGCAAGCTCCTATTTCTATGTACAGCGGAGCTGCGATAGGAGAATGGCATGTTGTTATAGGAAATCCATATAATCCAATAGCAATGATAGGAAATCTTATATGTAAAGGGGTAGTTATTAAATTTTCAGATACATTAGGACCTGACGATTTCCCTTCTGGTTTAGAAGCTGAGATAACCGTAGGACACGCAAGACCTAGGGAGAGAGGAGAAATTGAAAGTATATTTAATAGAGGAGATGGAAGACTTTATCAAAGTGTTCAGACTACTTCTTCTAATGCACAAACGTACAATTCCGAATTTGATGTTTCTGGGCAGGTATTCAATCCCCTTACTATTCCTACTTTCTATAATCCTTCCGATGGAGGATTACCAGGATCCGGAGGCCCAGTAACTTTTGATGACCTTGAATTGTAGGGGGATAAAATTAATTTAATATAAAGACATGCTAACTATAGACACATTATTCGTAAACAAAGAGATATTTAATCCTAATCCTGAAAATGAGGCTTCTTCTTTTGGTATATGGGATTTAACAAAATCTTCGGTAAATTATAATATAGGATTTATGAATTCCCGAAAGATTTATACGGTACCCGAAGGCCAGGAAATGAGACCAGATCTTATATCTCTTTACCAAACAGGGGATATCCAGTATTGCGGATCTATAATGAAAATCAATGGAATATCAAATCCTTTTGCTATAGACAAAGGACAATCTATGTTTATACTAACCCCTTCGGTAATACAAAAAACCTACGAAAAGAAAAAGAATGAAAATACTCAGGGGGGATCTAATAAATCTTCCGCCCTGGATAACATTAAAAAAACACAGGAAGATAAAAAATTTAAAATTAGCCCCGGAAGAAAAAAATTCTTAGATAAATCGGTAAAAAATACTCCCCCTTTAATTTTACCTCCTAACGTCTCCCAGCCAGGGGATAGAAGATTTTCAAGGAAGGGAAGAGTATTTACTTTTGCTCCTGATGCAGGAAAGGGAGGATTTAATAGACCTTTAATATAAAAAATGGCTTCTACCAGAATAAATCAAATATCTTTAAATGATATTAAATTAGATCAGCAATTTCTAGTAGTAGAAGGAAATGATCCCAGAGATCAAGATTCAAATTCAGGCGAAAGGACAGGGGTTCTTTCTCCGTACATGACTATAAATGCTTATCCTGTTGGATATTACCTAAAATCATTTAAATTAGATTTAACCGGATTTTTACCGGTTATTAATTTCTCTTTTTCCGCAAAAAACTCCACTTTTATCTCTGTTAATTACCCCAAGGACGGGGATATAGTTTCGGTTTATATCGCTTCTCCTGAGGAATATTATAAACCGATGAGAATGGATTTCAATATACTGAATGTAAAGAGTGACGTTTCCAGTAGATATTCGGATTCAGGAAGTGCATCGGAGCCAGACTGGAGCCAATTGAAATTTCAGGTAATGGCAGAATGCAGGGTTCCTTCCCTATATACTCCAGTTATAAAAGCATTTAGAGAAAAAAGCTCCTGGCAAACCCTATTAGAGGTATCGGAAGATCTCGGTCTAGGGTTTTCGACTAATGAGGATACGACAGAGGACATTATGACTTGGATATGCCCGAATTATTCCTATTATGATTTTATACAAGAAGTATCTTTAAGATCGTATAAAGATGATAATGTTAGTTTTTTTGATTGCTGGATAGATCAATACTATAATCTAAATTTTGTAAATTTAGGTACTCAATTTGAACAGCAGGATATAGTAAAAGAAGAAATTGTTTTTCTACCTGGGTATTATGCAAATTCGGTGTATAAAGCTGATGCCAAATTAAGTGCAAAAACTAAACTCGAACCAATTAAAACCCCCCTCATCTTACAGAATACCTTAGATAAAAATACATACCCTTTTGCTATAAATGGATACACTTTAATTTCAAATTCTGGTACTAATGTAAATAAAACCGGTTACATAGTAAATATTGGGTTTTATGATGAAAATCAGGAAGAGGAGAATCCTGAAAATAAGTATGTTAATTACGATATAGAATCTATAACTAATAACGATGCTATAATATCAGGAAAAATATTACAGAAGGGAAGGGGAAATGAGGAAGAATACAAAAAAGAGAAAAGAAGAGAATGGCTCGGAATACTAAACAAAAAAGATGAAAGCGGAGGTGTTCACCTAAATTATCTCCATTCTAAATATCAAAATCTTATAAATTATAATGATTGCACCAAATTTACTCTCAAAGTCGAACTTGACGGTTATTTTGCTGGGATATACAGGGGTCAGGTAGTTCCTGTATTGATAGAAGTTAAAAATGTGAACCTTAGGAGAGAAAATGTAGGCAATAATAATTCTATCGGACCTAAAACTGATAATTTTCTATCCGGTAATTATGTGGTAATGGGATCGGAAGTTAATTGGGGAGATTCGGTAGGGTTTAAGCAGATACTATATTTATGCAAAAGAGATTGGATAGTAAACAGAGCAAGTGGGCTTCCTAAAGTTTATCCTTTCGTTTTAGAATAAATCTAATTTTAGATAAATATAAATAAAAGTCATGAGTTTTGGTTTTTCAGGAGCAACCGATAGGGATAGGTATAGGTTTTTAAGCGGGTTTAAGCTTAACGACCAGGGAAAAAATGAGGATCCAACATATCTCGGATTCTCCGTAGATTTTGTTTTTGATGATGGCCCGGGGATAGATTCGGATTATGGAACACCAATAAGTCCTTTATTTAGAGAGGGAAACTATTCCCCTATTGCTGGTCCGAATATATTCGGGCAAGACCAATATCAATTCAGAACCGGAGAAGTTTTGTTTTATTCTGCTCAAAGATATTTAGAGAATAGAGAGCAGAGGGAAAATTTTACTACGGTCGGAAAAAGATCCCAGATGCTTAAACAATTTAAAATTCTTTTAAGGGATATAACAAAAAATCAGCCTTGGTTTTTTCAATCGATATCCGGTCTTGATGCCCTATATAAAGTTGCAAGACCAGGATTTCAGGATCAGGGGGGATCCGATGATTTTAATCCTTCTAGAGCTAATACCATAGAAATAAAAACTTTAGAGTCTTTAAATTTAAGAATGACCGCTCTTGCGGATTTATATAATCACGCTACTTTCGATTACGTGAATATGAGAGAGACTATTCCTAGAAATTTAAGAAGATTCAGGATGAACATTTTTGTTACGGATCTTAGAAATTTCTTCAAAACGAATAGACTTATAAATTCTTCTACCACCCTAAGTACGATAGCCAATACTGCAAATTTATTGGGCTCGGGAATAAATCCAGGAAATAATTTAGCTGCTTCTACTTTGGACAGCACGGGGAATTTTGCAACGGATAGCGGATCTGGAGGACTTCTCAATATTGGCCAAAATGCCTTAAGTTCTGAAGGATTGAGCAATCAGCAGGATCAAACTGGGATTAAGCCCATAATTGTTATACAGTGTAGTAATTGCGAGTTTGATTTTACTGAAAGTTCTCCCATATCTTCCGATATAAATGCGGGAACCGACGCAGGACAACCCCTAGAACAATCCTTTAAAATCCACGTAGGAAGAGTAAGAATAAGAAGCCAGTATCCAAATATAAGGTTGGACAAAAGACAATTGATAATATCTGATGATGTGTTTACCGAAAAGAGCTCAGTCCAGGCTTACGAAGGAGATCCTTCGGGAAGAACTATTTTTGGTATTGATGTTTCGAATGGTCCAGCAGGGGATCTACTTGAACAAGGAGGAAATGCTGTTAATAATTTAATAGGAAACACTGTAAATGACCTTTACAACCGGGGAGCTCAAATATTAGGGGATTCCCTTAGTGGAGTAGATCAATTGTTACTGGGAAATATATACTCTTTTAATCCTTCCGAAATAATAAACGCTTCCGATTTAAGTTTAAACGATATTAGGGATTTTTCAAATCAAAAATCTAGTGTAAATATTTCTCGAGCTGAAAGAGAAGGGTTACCTAACCCTCAGACAATGGGAAAAGGGGGTCCTCCTGAAAATAAGTATTCTACCCGAAAATTAGGGGCAAAAGGACAGGACGAATATCCGAGAGTTCCTGGACGAGATCTAGGTGTTACGCCTCCAGGTTCTCCAACGATAGGAAGAGTTTATGACAATGTTGGGAGTCCTTCCGATGCTTATACTAATGTTCCGGGAAAAGATTTAGGCCCACCGGGAAGAACTTACAGAGCTCCTAGAGAAGATGATAAATACAAAGGAGTTCCAGGAAAGGATCTTGGGGGTCAAAGAAGAATTTATAAGAACCCAACAGGAGATTCTTATAAGGGGGTTCCTGGTAAAGATTTAGGGGTTCCCCAAAGAGTTTATCCTACCACAAATGAGGATTTTTATCCTGATGTACCCGGAAAAGATCTAGGTGTTCCCCAAAGAGTTTATCCGGATATTAAAGAGGATATTTACCCCGACGTACCAGGAAAAGATTTAGGAGTTCCCGAAAGAAGATATCCTTTGGTAAATGACGATATTTATCCTGACGTACCGGGTAAAGATTTAGGAGTTCCGGAAAGAAGATATCCTTTGCTAAATGACGATATTTACGCTGACGTACCTGGTAAAGATTTAGGGGTCCCTGGAAGAAAATACCCTTTGGTTAATGATAATTTATATAGAGACGCTATTGTAAAATCTAATGAGTTAAAATCTAGAGAAATAGTTTATAAAGAAGAAATAAAATCTAAAAACTCTGGGCTAGGAGATGCATATACGGACCCCAAAAAGGATTTATCCCAGTTCGACACTAAACCTTCCCCGGTATACCCTCAGGAGAAAACAAAATATTTCAGAGGAGGTCTTGGCGATCTTTATCCCCCTACGCAAGAAGATTTTAACCCAGATTCTCCAGGGGATTTAGGAAACTTAAAACCTAAAGGGTCGTATAATATAAGTCTTGGAGGTAAAAATCCAGACCCTACTAAATTTAATTCTTAATGTCATCTAGTAAGTCATATCTCGGGGTTATAGTAGATATAAACGACCCGTTAAAGCAGGGAAGAGCCAAAGTAAGAGTTTTTGGTATATTTGATGATCTTGAGATTGAAGATATACCTTGGTCGGAACCAGGAACAGCTAGTGAATATTTCGGGGGAGGAAAAGGAGGGGGAGCAGTTAGTGTTCCTAGACTTGGGGCCGTAGTCTATTGTTCTTTTGAGTCTGAAAATTACTATAAGATGTATTTTGACATCATAAAAGAATTTTCTCCCGACCTCGTAGAGGAAATGAATGAAGAAAATTCTTACGAAGGATTCCATTCATTAATATATGATTCTGAAGCACAGCCAGGAAGTTTAAAATTATTCTATAGCCGAAAAAAAGGTTTAGTTTTTGAATTAGGGGATGCCAAAGTTCAATTGGATACCCAGAACGGAGGAGAATTAAGGGTTGTAATAAAAATGGGGGAAGACGAAATAAGAATGGAGAATAAAAAGGTCATAGTAAATTCGTCAAATATAGAATTAGGAGAAGGAGCAGCTCAGTCTGTAATACTCGGAGATTTGTTTAAAGATCTTTTTAATTCGCACACACATCCCACCCCAGTAGGCCCATCCGGAACTCCTGTACCTTTGATGACTCCAGCTCAGTTAAGTCAAGTTTCTAAAACTAAATAAAATATGCCAGCTAATTGGGTCAAATTTACTAGTGATTTATCTCAGTACCTATCTTCGAAAAAGGAAAAAAGCTCCAAAGAAACTGCTGATAAGATAATAGATCTATATATAGAAGCTATAGGTAATAAAGCCCAGCCACTCCCAGGAACTTCTTTTTTCAACCCAAATGATCCTAGAGTTATTTCAGGAAAGATCGCTTTAAAAGAGTCCTTTGCTAAAGCAATGGATATTATGTTAAAAGATCCAGATCAGCAAAAAATAACTTTTGAAAAGAAGAAAAAAGATAAAAACTTTTCCGATCCTGAGAAATTAGAAAAGGCTCAGAAGATACCAGATTCTCCCCCTGCTGAGCCTATAGAATTTCCACCTGTAGACGAAAAGTATTACGATGAGATTATAGCAAATTCAGGGATAACATTTTTTATAAAACAAAAAGATAATAAAAAATCAAACAAAATATTCGATTATAATACTAAGGTTGATTTGACAGCTTACAATGGATATGGTATACCCCTGTCTATTTTCGGAAATGATCTGGAAGAGATAAAATCTACCTTAAATACTTATGGCAAACTTCCGGGTCTTCTTAAACTTATTTCTTATAATAATCCGGGATTTGATCTTTTGCCAGACATAAATAAAAAGGGGATTAATACTACTCACGGGGAACTTATAAAATATTTTATAGATCTTTATTCTAAAGGAGGATCATATAGGATAATAGGGGACCAATACAGGAGTTCAACCGGATACGGGGAAGAAAATCTAACCCCGCAGATAGAAAAAGAGTTATCCGTTTTGGTAAATTTATATTCCGGGGAATTAGAAAAATGGTTTAAAGTTGCAGCTCCTTATATAGAAAAGACTGCGACGGATAAAGCTATAGAAGAGACTAAAAAAGAAGAAGAAATACAGGAAGGAGAAAAAGTAGAGGGATCTGAAACTGTTTTAAATAAAACAGTAGAAGAAATATCATCTTTCCTTTCCATAAGTCCAGAAAAAGATCCTTATATGATTATGGCAAATTCTTTGGTTTTGTTTTGGACTGTTATAGGAATCTCATCTCCTACTATATTTTTAGGACCATCTGGGGTTCCTCCTTCAGTTTTACCGGTCCCGGGATTATACCAAATAATATTTCCAGGTATCCCTTTTATTCTAGGAAAATCACTGAAGATAGCTTTTAACGTAGGGTCAAATTCTAAATTTATCCCCGACATTCCATTTGAACAATTTCAAAAAAGTCCTGAATTGGCTAATAAAAAGATAGAAGAAATTGGAAAACTTTCATCTAAAGCGACTGCTTCGGCGATAGCATCAGTTTTTGCTTCTCACCTTTTAACGATTAAATTTCTATATTTTGGATCGATACCTGCGGTTCCTAGTCCTATACCTTCTACTTCTTTTGTTTATGCCATTTATTAATTTTAAATAGGATATATAGATAAATGACCGAAAGAAATCACATAGATAAACTTAATGCACTCTCCTCTTCCGTTATAGGATTTGAGTTTGAATTCTATACAAATATGCTTAAGGGTGAAGCTGCTGAATCTATAGGAAAAGAGGTTAAAAAGAAAGTTCAGGTATCTGAAAAATACCACTCGGACTTAAAAGTAACTTCTTCTCTTTTTAAATTAGAACCCGACTATTCAGGGGGAAATAAAATGGTCGAACTCATAACTGGTCCTATGGAATATTCTGAAGCTATTCCGGTAATGATAAAGATCCTTAATTGGATTGAAAAAAATGGTTGGACCGATGACAGATGCGCTTTCCAATTTTCGGTTAGCTTTGATAAATTTAGAAGAGAAATAAAAGACAGAATAGAAAATTTAGATAAACTTAAATTTATATTGGGTCTGGACGAAAATTTCATTTATTCTAAATTTGGAAATAGATCTAATAATGTTTATGCAAATACCGTAAAGAGAGTAGTTCCTGTCAATAGATTTTCTATATTGGAAAATATAAATTACATAGATCCTAAAATGTTCAAAGTCCCAGACGAGAAATATTATGGGGTCAACTTCACCAAATTAAAGGACGGGTATCTGGAATTTAGATATTTGGGGAATAGAGATTATCAGAAGAAAATAAGAGAGATAAGAGAAGTTATCGATTATGTTATTTTATATCTTTATGATATTTTAAGTCATCGTTCAAATGGATACACTAAAGAAGATTTAGCTAAGCTGAGGGAAATGATGAAGGAGTACAGCAAAGTCGTAAAATGCTATAGTAATCCTGAATTATTTTTTATGCACTACCCAGATTTTCACGTATTTGTAGATCTTAAAGGACTTGACGAAAATATAAAAACCTATTTTCCGATGATTAAAGATAAAATATTCGATCTTTTGGTAGACGGAAATATAAAATCTTGCTATTTCAACTATGATACTACAAACGGAAGGTATCAGATAAAAGAAGCTAGGATAAGAGATTTTATGAAAATAAAAGATATTGATTTGATATCCTGCGATATTAAAGGCGGTGTTTTAGAAAATTGTAATTTGTATACCTGCGACATAAAAAAATCAAGAATAGAAAATTGCAATGTTGCAAATGGGTGTAAAATAGGATCCTCTAAAGTTAGTCAGAGCGTAATAGAATTTTCTAATGAATTAACAAATTGTTTTGTTGATTGCAAAGGGAAAAATGTTAACTGTAAAATGGTCGGGGGAGTTCTTAGGGATGGTAATATTGGGGAGTATGCAGAAATAAGTAAAGACACCATAAAGGTCAAAGGGTTTAATGACCTTAGAAATCAAAGATTTGTTACCGACAGTAGGTTAAAAGATCTAAATTTCGATTATAAGAAACCCAAATTTGGAAACCTAAACTATTAAAAAATGACTCTAGATGAATTAGTACAAGAAATAGAGGATGCTATATCTTTTAGCTGCTCTCTTCCATATAACCTAAATAGACAGGAAACTGAAAGAATTATAAAAAGAGCTAGAGCATGGTTTTATGATAACTATCAATATGCGGCGGAAGAAAGGATAATGGTTCTCGGTAACAATCTATTCAATCATGAAGAATTTAGAAAAACCAGACAGATCAAACTTCCTGATTCTATAGTAACTGTATATGACGTTAGAGAGGTCGGGGGAGCTGGTATTTCTGGAAACCCGGATAGAGATTTTAGCGATTCTAAATTACTAGGATCAGAATTACTCCTTTCCCCTTTTATCGGGGATAACCTAGTTTATAGAACAGTTATGTATTCTTATTTCGATTTAGCTAAAGCATATCTATTACCTACTTATGCTTTTAAATGGAATAAGAACACTAAATTTTTAACTATATTGGGTAGAGATCCGGGGAGAAGCGGAAAAGGAGGAGGATCCCAACAAGCTCAATTGGCTCAAGGATTTGGTTCTGGCGGTAGCGACGTTGCCGTTAGATGCTTTGTTGCTATAAATGACGAATATTTATATGATGACGAATTGTTTGTTAGATATTGTATAGGAAAATGTAAAATAGCTTTAGGAACTATGCTTGGTGTATTTTCTTATACTCTTCCTGGGGGAGTACAGGTTAACTCCGGAGACATAAAAGCAAACGGGGAAGCGGAGGTTCAAGAAGTGATGGAGATGATAAATGGGGAGAACACGGCTTCTTATTTTCTTCAATGGTCTTAATTCATATTATTTTTTAGATTTTTTTTCTCGGATATATAAAAAAATAAATTATATGCTGAGAGAAATTTATAATAGAGATCCCGAAGATCCAAATTATAAAGAGGATCAAATCGAAGTTACGGATCCTTTAGAAGCTTGTCTTGGAAAAATAAAAATGCTCCTATTTACTAAAAAAGGAGAAGTTTTAGGAGATTCTAGTTTTGGATTAGACTTAGAAGGTATGGTGTATGAATTAGAACTATCCGAAGAAGCTATAAAAAAAGAAATACAGGACAGTATAAGAGCTTATATTCCTGAATTTTACAGTTTGGGAGGAACTTATAAATTAAATTTTTATTTAGGTACTAATAGAGATATAGCAACCCTAGATTTTAAATTTAATTCAAATTCCGGATTAAGCCCAATAGTTACATTGTTAATAACTTAAAGAATGAATATTTATAAAAAGAATAATATAGTTATAGGGGGATTACTTTCTAGCACCTATAATTTTATATCCAGAACTTACTCGCAAAGTAAAAATTTATTTACAGTGGCTTCTGCATGGGGACAAATATTATTTGTTTTCCAGAACATATCTCAACTTATACTTTACTTTATAGAGGATTCAATTACTGAATTGAATATAGAACAAGCAACCAGAGAGTATTCGATAAGAAGTCTTGCAAGGATATCAGGATACGATCCCAGAAGGTCAGGAACTGCTCAGGGAGAAGTCATAGTTTCGTGGAATTCTTCTAATACACAAGCACAGGGCGGATCTATTATAATACCAAGGAATACCCAAATAAGAAATCAACAAAATGGACAGATATACACTTTAATACTTCCTTCAGATAGAGTAACTGTTCCTCTCTCTTCCCAATTTACCCCGTTGACGGTAAAAGTTGTCCAGGGATCTTTTACCTCTTCTAATTTCACTTCAAACGGAAATGTGTTATTTAGTTTTAATGTTCCTTCCCTAAATGGATTTGCTATAGATCAATTTTATATTGATGTTTATGTCAACGAAGAGAAATGGAGGAGATATGATTCTCTTTATGATATACCATTAAACGCAAAAGGATTTATAGTTAAAAGCGGAATATCTAGCGGGATAGATGTTTATTTTGGTAACTCTTTCTTCGGACAAATACCCCAAGCTGGATCTAGAATTAGAGTAGAATATCTAAGTAGCATAGGAAGAAAAGGTAATTTAAATTCTACCCAAAATAATCCCCTTACCTGGAAATTTTTAACCAGCGGAACAGATTTATATGGAGCTTCTTTAGACCTAAATCAATATCTGAATATAGCAAACTCGATAGATCCAGATTTTGGAACGGATCCAGATGCTAGTTCTCTAATACGAATAGTAGCTCCAAAGACCAGTAGATCTTTTGTTTTTGCAAATGCAGATAGCTATGAAATATTCTTAAATAAATTAGGGATATTTTCTCAGATACAAGCATATTCTACTTTCGATGATGATTATTTGGATGACGATAATGTTATTTACATATACCTAATACCTGATGTAACTTTAAATATTTCTACGGATCAAGATTATTTTAGTATACCCGAACAAAATTTTATATTAACCGAAAATCAAAAAAATAAAATTATAAATCTAATAGAAGATTCCGGTTCTATGATAGCTACTACAGTAGTTAAGATAACTTCTCCCGTCATAAAAAGATTTGTCCTTAATATAAGTATATCCATATTCCAGGGATTCGATCCCAATACGATAAGACAACAGATAAGAACTAAAATATCTGATTATATGTTAAACCTGAAAAGGAGGGACAAAATACCGAAATCTGATATCATAGCAATCGTGGAATCTATTTCGGGGATCGATTCTGTTAATGCAGAATTTATATCCCAAGACGATCAGGATAAAATAAATTCCATCTCAGCAAATACCCAGCTAAATCCTGTTGCAACTTCAGGATTAATTTCTTCAAATTTCCAAGCTCCCCAAACCCCTTTAGGAACCCCGATTAATATTCCAGAAAATATAATATCTGCTAATTTTCAATCTTCCTCTATCGATGTTTTCGGGGACATCATAATAGGAAGAAATCAATTGGTTTTGCTTAGAGGCGGGTGGGAAGATTCTAATGGAAATAGATATGAATCTAGCCCAATCCGAGGAAAATTAGGTCCTCTTAATATAATTATATTAGGAAAACCAGTTCCTAATAATTTCAATACTCAATTAAATAAAACAACAAGACAATCGATTGTCAATGGATAATAAAGATCAAAACCAAAAATTTTCTCCATTTTTTCCGGGAGATGAATTAAAGATAAGTTATTCTGTTAATGGGGTAAAATATAGAACCAATAACACTACTTTCTATAACGATAAAGATCAATACAAAACCAAAGAAGAGGCTGAAGATAGATCTATAAATATAGGATGCTCTGGATATAGAAGCTCAATAATAAATTCTACCGGAGATGTAAAATTTTATCCTTGCTCGACTTCTTCTGAGTATTCCGAAATAATGAGGGAAATGTCAACTACAGAATTAGAAAGATCCTATTATGATTTCGATCAGAGAAATAATATATTCGATGTAATGTATAGTGTTAATGATAATGCTTATTCTGGTTTTGACTACAAAGGAAAAATTCTAAATAATACCTTATCTAAAATTTTATTTAAAGATCCGACAAAAGCTAATATATTATCATATTTCGAAAAAGGATTTTTTGCTTTAGTTGAAACAACTAAACAAATAAAAAATTATTTTAACTACACAGTACCTAAAAACAATAGGAGGGTTTTTTAATATGGCAGATTTAAATCTTAAATTTTTTAATAAAAGAGGAAACCCGTTAAATTTTGAATACATTGGTCCTACTGGCCCTAGTCCTTTGGATAACGTGTTTAGGTATAAAACCAACGCGGTCTCTTCCTCAAATGGAGATGTTATTTTTCAGCAATCTGGACCAAATTACACATTTCAGTTCAATTACGACGATGTTAATTTTTTCAATATAAAAGAATGGGCTTCTGAAGTAGATTATTCTATACAAAGAGGAGCAGAAGTTTTTCTTGAAGGAAAAGTTCTATCGGGAAATAAATTTAAAGGTAAAATTTATTCTTGTGTGGATAATGGTACCTTTATTTTAATAACTATACCTGTTAATTCTTTAACTGGACAAAATATAATAAGCGGGGGAAGCACTATAGCTTTCAATACGACCTACAAAAATAGACCAGGAGGATATTTTTTCGGAAATATGTATTTCGACCAGGTCTCTGCTGGACTATACGAGAACGAACAAATATTTATAACCCAACAAGTAATAGGACCTTCCGGGGGAAAGGAATATAGCTACCCTAGAACTCTTGCAACGGGATCAACCTCGGGAAAATGGAGAACGAGGTGGTCAAATAATAACTATGGAAATATAGACGTAACCGAAATTATATTTACGTATAAGATATTAGATTCTCTCCCTGAGGGAGAAGGCCATCCTCTCATAGTATCTTACCCTAACCTAGCTTATACCGATGTGATAGTTTCACCTTCGGATTATTATTCCAATGGAAATTTAATTTCTCCTACCTTTAATTCTTCCGAATCTAAATCGCTTTCCGTAAATGTTGGATTAAATGGGCCTGAAGAATCTGAAGAGGTATACGAGAGAAAACTAATACTAGAGGATATAAGTTCTGGGGCAACAGGAGAAAATGTAAAGAAGATATTAGAAGTTAATTTTTATGGTCAAATAATAGCAGAAGATGAAAGGCTAAAAGTTTTAACAAATAATTTGGGAAGATCTTTTGACCCTGTAGATTCTATAATTCTAAGAAATCATGACCCTAAGGAGCCTTTGCCCAATTACGAAGAAATAAACGAAAAGAGAAAAGAACTTCTTTTAGCAGGGGAAGATATATTTCCATATATAGGAAGTTATAAAGGTCTAATAAATGCTCTGAAATTTTTCGGATACCAAGACTTAAGAATAAAAGAATACTGGCTAAATTTAGATTATACCTCGGTAGAAAACATAACTCCTCCTATAGTTCAAAATCAACAAGCCATAAATCAAATAAGATCCCAGGTATTACAGTCTGGGAGTCAGTCATATCAGATAAAAGATGTTCTCTCCAATCCAAATAGTGGGAAATATAGATTAGAACAGACGTATGGTCCAGATTCGGAGGGGAATTATGTATTGGATGTATCGTCCCAATACACATTATTTCCTACCGATGTTTATAAGAAAACCTCTTTATTCGGTTTGTATTATGATATAAACAAGGTAACATCAGAAACTGATGAGTATGGATATCCCGTAGTGGTTGACGCTTTTGCTTTTACACAAGAAGAAGTTTTGATAAAATTATTTGGTCTTAAAAAAAAGTTAAAAGAAGAATATTTACCTTTAAATGCCAGAATAATTGATATAACCGGAGAAGGAGTTTATTTTACTGTTTATAATACAAGAGCTTGGACGGATGTCAATTCGGATTTTGTTATTAGCTCCGGAAAGATTTTTGATTTTTATATAAACCCTGATGTTTCTTACATAGGGGATATTAGAAATTTTAATATAAGACCTCTAGATCTTTCCATACAAACTCCTAGCATTTATGGCGATTCCTATGACATAGGTGTAAATGTTTTGGGAGGAACCGGAAGCGCTCTTTATTTCTCCGGATTTCCGGATTTAGGAATAACCGGTCCTTCTGGGCCAAATCCTATTCTAAATGTAGTTTCAGGAAAATCTTATACATTTAGCCTTTCTACGGAGGGATTTACTTTTTACATAACCGAATCCCCTTCTTTTTCTCAACAAGACCCTTTGGGGATAATTGGGAACGGAGCAACCTCAGGGTCAGAAAGCATTGTGTGGAATGTATCCCCTAATCAATCAGGACCAGTATATTATTACTGCCCAGAAAATTACTCTATAAACGGAACTATTAATGTTAATCCTCCCCAGCTATCCGATTTAGGCAACACGATAAATCCTTTAGATTTTCAGCAGAACTACACGGCAGAACAAAATAGAAATTTGATAAAATCTATAAATGAATACTATCAGTTACAACAGGAGGGAAAAATAGAGTTTTTAGGGGATGGAAAATACGATCCCCCTTCTTATACTGATCCCTCTACAAATGAACAATATCGAAGACCCATAGGATCTCCTATAGTTTTAGAATTGGGACTCGATAGATGGTCTTGGGACGAAATGAATGTTACCTGGAGATCTGTAAATGTTCCTACTTTTAAGGTGGGAGATTTTGTCCAGATAAAATCTCTTCAAGCTTCTTTAACTCCAGGAATTAGCGGGGGATCTATATCTTCAGTAACTATAAATAGTCCGGGGCTTGGATATTCTTCTACCCCTCTTATAACGGTAACAGGTGGAGGAGGTATAGGAGCTTCTCTAGTTCCTGTCATAACCGGGACTAAAATAACTTCTATAAGTATACTTTCGGGAGGGTCCGGGTATACTTCTCCCCCAACTTTGAATATTTCTTTTTTACCGTCCGGAGATTCCGGGTATGTAGTTTCTACCAATTATTCTTTGGGAACCTATGACGTACAGCTTACTTCCAATTCTATGGTTTATACTTTCGAAGATATAGATCTTATCTCTTCGAATCAGGTATATTCTTCCATGACTTGGGACAATATAGATTTTTCCAATCTCGTAGAGATAGAATGGATAATAAATAAGGATTCTACACAAGAAGGATCCCCTTATAATTTTGAATTTAGAGGGCCTATAGTCGATTTTTATAGTCTTGCCCACTTTATCCCCTATGTTGGAGATTTCACGATCACCTGCAATCTATATGATGCCTTTAACGCGAAGTCAACTAAGATTAAAGGGAAAAGTTTAAATATACAACCAAAGAAAATAAAATTAGAATCTTGGGCTTCCGAAGAAGCTAGCTCTTGGACTAGATATAGAGAAGTAGAAAATTATATCTGGGAAAATGTTATTAGGGGATGGGACTCTTATGAATCTATTTGGGAATTTCCGGCAGAAGGGAAAAGTGAATCTAAGATGAAAAATCTAATCCCCGAAGAGATATTAGATTTTGCATTTTATGGAAATAAAGCCGAAGAAGGACAAGATGTTTACGTTAAAGTCAAAACCACCCCGGTCGGAGCTACAGGAGAAATACTTTTATCACAATCGTTTTTGAACGTCTCTGAGATATATTCTTTAGAGGTAACACCTTCTCAATATGGATACGTGAGAATATCTTTCTCCTCCCCCCACGGATTAAGCACCGGGGATTACGCTTATATTGTAAATACGATTCCGGAATTAGAGGGAAGCTGGAACATAACTGTTATTTCCCCACTAGAGATAAGAATAAACACCGTATTAGAATCTGTATGGTCTGGAGTTATATCTTCTGTCTCGCCTAATAGATTAAATGTGGATTCTTCTATATACACTTCCCAGCAAATAACAGGAAGTGGAGATGTTTCGGTTGTAGTTGGAGGGGTTACTATAGGATCTACTATTGCAGGTGAATCCCTTTATAACACTACAAATTATTTAATTTCTTCGATAAACAATCTAACCACATATCCAGATTATTTTGCAACCTGTTTAGACCCAACTTCTAACCCTACGTCAATAATCATAAATGCTTCCGATGATTTGGGTAGTACCCAAAATGGAGTTACCGTGATTGTCAATACTGATGGTCTTTTATCCACTGTATATTACGATCCAACATTAGGTAATGGTTCTAGTCCTACAGAAACTTATGAATATTGGAGTGAGTCTAGTGAAAATTACCCTAATGAAAATTTAAAATTTTGGGGAACTAAAAGAATAAATTGGGATATATTCTTTAATAACACTTGGGAAGATGGATATGCTCATTCATGGTTGGATTTTGAATTTAATAATGATTGGCTAGGAGGATTTGAATTACACAATTTAAGTATAGGGGATTTAATATCAGTTAGCTCTGGAATATTAACTCCTCCCGATACCAAAAATTATAATTCTTCTATTTACGGTTTAGGATTCTACGGGATAACAGGATCTACTATACAGGAAATAGCAAATGAATTAAACGGAAATTCAAATTCCCACATAGGAAATTATTACTACAGGCCGGTTCCTAACGAAACAGGTTCCTTTAGTAGCGATTCCCCTCCGATTAATTTAGGAATAAGTAGTTTTGCCCCTTCGGTTTCTCCTTATCCGGCTCCTCCTTCGGTACCTGTGTAATGATAGATTATACCTTTTTTAAAAAGGAATATATAATAAAAAAAGATTAATGCCAGGAAGTAGTATTTATATAAATCAAATAGATTTAGATCCCAATTTTTTTGTTTGGGCCACCGGACAGGATTTAAGAAAATTTAATGGAAACTCGTGGGAATATTACGACAGTACAAATTCCTCGGTTCCTAGTGGATCCCCTTATTATTTGGATACGAGATCTATATCTATAGATTCCTCGGGGTTAGCTTGGTGCGGGGTAGCTCAAGGACCAACAGCTTCTTATAATTCTCCTTGTGTATTTAATGTTTCGACCGAGGATGTTTCAGTAGGAGAAAAATGGGATTTTTCTGACCTTGGGAATTTTAATTTACCACAAGAGGTTTCCCTTGTATACTCTTCTCCTTACGGAAATGAAATTTTGACTTTTTTATCTCCTTTGAATGGGATAGGATCTACAGGAGCAACCTCTTATACAAGAATAAATGGGGTTACCGGGGGTAGACTATTCTTTTACGATAAAAATATAGAAAAATGGAACGAGACCCTTCCTGGATATACGTGGCCCCATATATTTGAAATAAAGGCAAAAGGGTATAAAGGAAAAGAATATAAATATTTTCTAGGAACTACCCAAGGTTTATGGATAGTTCCCCCTGGAATTCTTTCTACTATTTCATTAGAAGGAGGAGGAGAAATAGTTAAACAATCAAAAGTTTACAATACAAGTACCAGTGGCATAATATCCAATCAAGTATACACTTTAGATTTTGACGAAAATGGAAATCTTTGGATAGGAACGGATCAAGGGATATCCTTTTTCGATGGACATAAATTCTGGAATTACGATACTTCTGGCCCGGTCACATACATAAAATCGAGAGAAAATGGACACGTTTTCTATTCCATAGGGGACGGGGAGCTTTCCCAGGGAACTGGGCTTTGGCATTTTAATGGAACTACGCATACTAACATTAATTCTTCTAATTCGAATCTTCCGAATGATAATATAATAAATATAGATCTAATAGAAAATGGAACTAAGCAATCAAATTTAACTTTATATGAAAATTCTTTATGGATTCTTTGTTTGAATGAAATTTCATCTTTTACTTATGATCTTCCCCATGTTTATGCTTCTTCCAAAAGCGAAGGAGCTACTGGGTGGAATTTTACATATCGTGTTCCTTACGGGGGAACTGGAGCTACCGGAGCTCCCCCTCTAGCTAAAATGAATAAATATACATGGGGCTATCCGGAATGGCAAACTTATGATACTGAATTTGTATCTTCTAAACTTCCCGGAACGGATCCTAGAAACCTTTTCCTTACTGTTCCTCTTAAAGATATTTCAGACGGAAAAGCTGGGGAGCAATACTATTGGAGTAATTCCCCGATAGCTAGTCATGAAGAAAAAGTTCTTAGCGAAAAAATAGGTCTTTCCATGTGGGAATCCCCTGTCGGGGTAGGAGGATCCGGTGGAGATGTTAAAATCACATGCTCGACGTCAATAGAAACAGATTTGGGTATTAAGTATTTTGTAGGAGGGTATATCACCGGTGAAACCCAAGCTTTCTTTGGGTATTATAACGATTCTTCTCTAGCATATGTTAATAACTTAAATCCGACTATAGGAGGATCTGGGGGAACTGCTGGATCTTCAAGTTATTATGGCGAAATGGGATTTGTTGTATGTTACGATTATTCTGGGTCTGTAGAAAGTATTTTACCTTTCAGGGGATATAAAACTAGAGTAGATTCTTTAGATCCTAGCCCTGATGATAATTCAATATCCGTTTCTGGAAGTTATTCCTGGTTCATAGAATCTGGACCTTGGGTATGGAATTCATGGGAGGGAGCTAATTCGTTTTCAGGAAATGGAGCTACCGGATCACCATACGGAGCGACTAATTTAAATTATCCAGGATTAACTTCAGGATCTTATCCTTGGATATACGATCCGCTATCATCATTTTCAGTTTTATTTTCATCTTTTTGGACTTACGATCCAATGGCTACCTCTACAATTTCTTCTGGAGAATTTGATTTTTCATATGATGGATCTGGATATAATATAGAAAATATAAATGGGATCTACATATCTTTTATTGATGATACTTCTATCGATTATACATCTCAGATGGAAAGTCTTGTTACCGCAAATTCTATAGAAGTATCTCTATTCCCTTCTATTTATACTATTACTTCCATATCTTCGATACCATCAGGACTTTTTATAGGACTTATTTATCAATCTGGATCTACTGGGGTTATTCCTTTTGTTGGGGGAACTAGTTTAAGATTAGATTTTTACGAATGGAACAACGAAGCATATCCTCTAGTTAAAAATATAGGATCTTTCCCTGGAACACCTGAAGCAAATTCATATGGCGTTTTCTCTGCGGAAATACACAGAGAGATAGGTGATAAATTCTCTTTTACCGGAATAACCGGCGATTATAATTCGGGAATAAATTCTTCTTATCGGGTTAAAAAATTTAGGAATTTCCCTGTTAAAAATTTAAATACCCTTTCGGGAAATAATTATGTTCCCCTTACCTCAATACAAAGGACTAATTACCATACGCATTTATTAATACAGTCCAATCTTTCTGGAAATCTTGCAGATCTATCCACTTTAAAAAATGATTGGATCTGGACGAATGATAATTCTTCCGTTGATAATTACCTTTCGGATCCAGCTTATACCGGATTACTTTCTTATGTAAAGATAAATAATTTAGATTATTCTCTTCAATCCAATTATAATTCAAATACTCCTGGTTCTACTGGGGGATGGATAAGGGTTGGATCTGAAATAAATGCTTTAGATCTTGGTGAATCTGTTGTCATAACCGGATCTGCTACTGGAGGATTTTATTTTTCTGGGAATTATCTTTCTCCTTCGGGATCTTCCAATTCTCCTTTTTATATATCGATAACCGATAACCCTGTAGGGTCTACTGGATTCTATTTAGAATCTTTTGGTCTTACCGGCAATAAAATAGATGTAACCAAGGATAAATCCCATTATTATATAACAACCGTTGTGGGATCTTCAGGATCTTATTTTGGAAAAAATTTCGTAGCAGATCCAGATAAAACTTATTTTTTAACATCAAAGCTAACGGAACAAACGGTATGTAAAAGTATTTTTTATCCGTCAGTTACCGGATCGAATCCCTCTTTGGATTTAAAAAATACTTTGAAGCTTCCCAATGGACAATTTGTAGTTCATTATGAAGATTATGATGATCTGTATACGGTAAAAGTTCTTAAGACTGATGAGGATTCTAGGATAAATGATATGATCACAGTATCCGGATTTAACGGGGATCTTTCTTTAAGTACAGATTCGGATTCGAATATATTATTTTCTGGATTTAATTCTCTTGGTCTTACCGGATCAGCATATGTCAATTTTGGATATGTTAATGTTGGGTATATCGTTAATGAAATACCAGAAACTTTTATAGACTTTGATTACATAGACGTAGGATATTTTGTCAATTCTGCAAGTGGATTCGTTTACCTTCTTAAACAATATAAGCCGAATCTTGGTATAAATGAGGGAGAGATAATATCAAGACCGGGATCGGATCCTTGGGTATGGAGCGATTCCCACGTGAAAGAAGAGGGATCTTTTGAAGTACCGCTTATGTCTACGGTAATATTTAACAATTATTCTTCGGAAATATACGGAAAAAATAATAATAAATGGATATTAAGCAATTCAGCTACCGGGGAAGAAATTCTAAATATAAAATATTCTCCTTATTTCATTTATACTTTTACCGAAGAAGGGGAATACACTATATTTAATGAAGTTTCGGATTCGGAAGGAAATGTATATGCTACTACCGGTAACGGATTTATAAAAGTCATAGACCATAAAAAAATGAGAATCCCTGGAGTAAAAAGTGGACCTATAAATTCTATAAATTACGGAGCAGAGGGTCCTTTTGATATTAAATCTTATCAAGGAAATAAAGTAGCAAGAGATATAGAAAAAGAGCAAAAGGAGATAGAAAAAAATAATAAAATCAGATTTGCTCCAGCCGTAACCATAGAAGATAATCCAGATATTGCTTACAAAAAAGTAAATATAAAATAGGAAATTTTAATGGGTATCTGCTGTATAATAAATAAGAATTCTAATTTTTAATTATTCAAAAAAACGATATATAAAAATAAAAAATAAAAAATGGCATCAACTGTAAACATTACTGAAATTTTAGGATCTGATTCGATATCAGGATCTAGAATTACTATTAATTCTAATTTTTTAATCCTACAAAACTGGGTAAACGGATACGTTCAGGTTTTTGGAGTAGATACAACTAATGGTATATTAGATTTAACTACTGCATCAACCGGAAAAGTTGCAGCTAAGATAGGGAGATTCGATTCTCTTTCTTTACCTGCATCAGGAACCGCTTTAACCTCTTTTGATTCTTTAGGCGGATCTTCTTTTGTCTCCGTTTCCTCTACTAATGTTACAGTTTCTGGAGCCTTAACTGCTAATGGAACTATTACTTTTGGCTCAGGATCTTCTTTTGTCGCAGGAGGTACTTCGAGCTTCAATGGATCTTTAAGTGCAAATGCAGCCTTTAATTTAGGGGTTCAAGGTCACGTAATAAGTCAGAATACAACAGTTGCAACAGGATTAACTGCAGGGAGCCCATTTCCTTCTACATCTTTAGGAGGAGGGGGATATCAGACATCTACCTCTGCTTCTCCCTACGCAATAACTGGTCTAGAAGATGTCGTATTTGCAGATTGTGGGGCTCCTGCAGGATTTTATTTGAAAGTTGTAGATGGAACATCTCCAGTGGGCGGAACTTTACCGAATATACCCCAGGGAACAAGAGTAACAGTAGTAAATACTAGTGCTGCAACCGGATACATTTGGACAGGACTTACTGGATCTACTACTTATTATACGGGATTCAATACGGATTCTACTTATGGTGGGTATTCACCTTCGGGAATTGTAATACCGACATCTAAAGCATATAGATCTTCAGTTACTCTTCAATGGGAACCTAGAATAGGTCAGGGACAAGCTACGATGAATGGATCATGGGTAGTTATAGGATCTGCTAACGTTACGGTTTAATAATATTATTTAAAAATGGCAAAAACCCCTTTTATTAGGCCACTTCAAGTACAGGGAGGTACTTTTTATACTTTTACCTCTTCTGCTGAGGATTTGGCTTTTACCTTTAACAATACTACAAATCAATTTAGGTTTTCTAAATTTGCCCTTTTAAATATACCCGATTTTGATAATAGTTCTTCGTCAGATACAAATTATGTTAGATTAAATGGTCCTGATGGAGCTTTTTTAGATTGGGCTAATAATACTCAGAAGATAATAACTGGAGATTCTAATATAGATTTTTCTCAAAGTTTTCAGAGTTATTGTTTAAATTTAGAATCTATTATAACTGGGGACGATAATTACGATCCTACTAAAAAACAAAATATATCCGAAAGGGTATTTTTTAAATGGCTTAAAGAAATAGGTGCCATAAGATTTAGACCCTCAAATTCTAATGAGGTTTCTTCTTCTCTGGATCAGAATTTAGTGGTCAATGATTCAGAAGGACTTCCCATAACACAGAAGAGATATGTTGAAGGAGATGTTACCGCGGGTACTACTGGTGCTTATGGGATGACAGGATCTACATATAATAGAGTAGTTCAGTATTTAGGAAATTTGGATATAGTAAATTCTGTAACCAATAATAATAATTCTTATTCTGAAGTTTATGTATATGTTCCTACGTCTGCAGGAAATACCCCAACGGTTTTATTTAAGAATGTGGTGGACAGTAATTATAAACCAGATTACCAATGGACAAACAGCCCAATAAATCCATTAAATGATGAGTATTTATACGGAAGAAATTATACCGAAAATAATCCTAGTGGTTTAACTAATCTTGCAATATACGACGACGATGTTCTAGGATCTCCTGTAGCAAATAGAATAGACACTGCTCTTAATGCTGGCGTTACTGGAAATTGGTATTCTCCTAGGGATACTGCAAATACTTATTTTTCAGATCCCTCTTTTGTTGATCCCTCTAATTACATATTAACAAAAACAGCAAATTCTAATTCTTTGACATACGTCAGAAGCAAATTGGATTCCATAGGAATAGATTTCGATCCGGATTCTTACAAAGCTATATCTACAGATTCTTCTATATCTAGTTTAGAAGAATACAACTCAACACCTTCAGCAGGAGATTTTGAATTTAACGCAGCTTTAATATACTATGACGTTTTCAACCCTACAGATCCGTTAGATGTAGCTACTAATTTATATGGGGTTCTATTTTTAGATGATGTAAATTCTTCTTCCGGAGATATATTTATTCCCAGAACCCAAAAGAAGAAGCCAAATAACGTTACTGGACTAAATGGGAATTCATATGGATTCAAGATAAATCTTAAATTTGATACCAATATAGATCAAACCGGTGTCGAACAAGCTATAAACGATTATTCTACCTTCTCTCTGAGTATGTTTATGGATGCTTTAACAGTTTTCCAAGAAGCTAGTTCCACTTTAAATAATTTATCTTCTCAATTGATTACTCTATCCAATAGGGTAACTTATTTGGAGAATCTTATTTTAACAACTGAAAATTCTATAAATTTTAATTCTAGAATATCTTCTATAGAACAATCTCTTTCTGCAAATCAAGCTCTTTTCAATAATACCCAATCAATATTAAATCTGATAAATCAGAATTATGATTTAACCAGATCTATATTGAATAATGAAACGAGTGTAGAGGTTTCGTATAATTTAAATACCATTAACCAAGGAGTAGGAATTCAAGTAGATCGGAGTATAGAAAATGTAGTAACTATAAATAATACAAATCAAGATTTTAATATAGGAGAAGATAATGGATATGGAATTTTAACTCAGACGGGTCAAAATGTAATAGGTCTATTAAAATTTTCCAATTATTTTAAACACATTAATAACGGTATAGATATAAATCTAACCGGGGATATGACTATCCGAATAGATGACAGTGTAAATAAATGGAAAAAAGGACAAAGATTTAGAATCTCTTTTGGTGATAAGATTTACCCTCAATCCTCTATAATAACTATAGTAACGGATTCCCAGGGTCTTTATCCTTTAAGTTCTCCTTCGGGGGGAATCTATTCAACTACAATAATAGTTTTAGACGATTCTATATTTTCACAATCGGATTATAAACCCGTTTTGGACATAGTTTGTATAGACGATCAAAATTTAATATTTCAAGTTGATTCGGTAGGAAAAAGTTTGACAGATAATCAATAAAAAATGGCAGGAACAAATAACAGTATAAGCTCTTTGATATCTCAATTTTTGAGATTACAAGCTAACTCTTTAGAAATTATAAATGGCTTAAATGAGGTAGCTACTTCTACAAATGAATCCGTTAGCATACAGGTATTAGACGAAAATGGATTACCTAAAACAGTTAATATTCCTTCTTACGGGTATATGAGCGGGGAAATCCAGAGATTAAATAATAACGTAAAAGCTCTTTCTGGACTAGAAGAAAATTCTTCAACCGTTAGAAATTCAGATGGAACTTATTCTCAGATCTATAAAGCTAAAGCATTAAAAGAACCAGTAACTCCTACCGGTCTTCAGGTTCCTAGCTCATTTAAGGTGAGAGATAATTGGTTCTTTGAAAGTTTTTTAAGTCCTCTTCTTTATGTGAGTGTGGACGTAACTGGAAAAATACCAGAAAATTCGGATAGGATAGTAATTAAAAGGATAATAGCCAATACGCAAACAGATGCCCAGAAGAATTTCTTCGATTTAAACCTCAAGGGAAAAAATGATATAACTCACGATGGATTTATATCTTCTTTGGAAGGATTTGGGATTTCTTATTTTACTGATGAAGCTGTAGTAGATCTTCCGCTGAAAGAAATAAGATACGTAGGTAATTTTGGGGTTCTGAATTTTATAGATGATGTTGTAAACCAGACAGACTCATCGGGGAATACGTTCCAGGTAACAGTTAGAAATTACAAATTAACTTCTTTAAATTATACAGATACAACCAGTTCTACGACAAATGGAGAGACCCTAAAAAATGGGGATACCCTTTCTACTACAGACGGAACTAAATATAAAATTACTTCCGTTAACATATCGGATTCTACTGTTCAGATGGAAAGAGTTTCTGGCTACCAACCAGTTCTACTAGGAACTAATTCTCTTTCTATTGCTATTGCAGATTTTGCAAATAGATTTGCTGATGTTAATATAGGAAATGATGAGAGACAAGGGGTTTTCTTTAAAAGCATAGATGATGATTTTAATATAGTTGCTTCTACCTGGTCTACCGGTATTACTTTCTGGTCTAGCGAACTTGAAACTTTAACTTCAGACGGAAAGCTAGTTAATCTTACAACATATTATAAAAATAGTGTTTCTGATTTCGGAAAACTTTTTATAGGTCTTGCAAAAGAAAATACCGTAACTGCAATAGAAGGTTTAATTCCAAATACTCCTTCTCTTACTCAGGATTCTTTTAGAGTAGTTCAGATAAATAAACAGGTTACAGATTCTACGTCTATAAAAACAGTAGACGATAAACTTAAGCTTAAAACTTCTTTAAAAAGCGAAATAGATTCTATAGATCAAGCTTTACAGCAAACAAGACTTCAGATAAATAATCTTAATTCAGGGAGAAATACCGGAAATGGTTCTACTTTTTCTAATTTTACAAATCAAAAAGCTTCTTTAGAAAATAATGTAAAATCTTTAACCGAGGAGAGATCTAAAAAATCAGAACTCTATGCATCTTTAGTAACTGAGGTTTCTACTCTAACTAGAGATGTTCCTCAAATTACAGAAAGACCTAAATATAGGGTTAGAGGGTTTTGGCCTATTCCAGATCCTAAGATTAGCGGGGAAACTAAGCAGGAAGTTATTCAGTTTACGGTTAGATATAGATATCTTTCTGATTCTGGATCTTCACAGCCGACAGACCAAATTGAATATACAGATAGAGACGGACTCAAAAAAAATGCTGCTTTTTCTAACTGGGTAGAATACAAAACACCAGAGAGAAAAAAAGTTTATGACTCATCAAAAGGAATTTATATTTGGGCTACAGAAGATCCTTCTAATGCTAATTCGGTTAATATAAATCAATTAGATATTGCTATAACTAAAGGAGAAAAAGTTGAAATTCAGGTAGCTTCAATATCAGAAGCAGGATGGCCTCAAAATCCATTAACCTCAGATTTTTCCCCCTCGGTTGTTATATCTTTTCCCGACAATTTAAACGTAAACGGAGCTTCTGATACTTTAATAAAAAATAATGAAGATTCTGCGGTCATTAAAGTTCAGCAGACTTTAAATTCCCAAGGTCTTCCCCAGCATTTATCTGAACAATTTACAGATGGATCTATAACTTATTATCATAATTCTTCTAATATTGCTAGTGGATATTACACATCTTCTGGCTCAGTGATTAGTCTTTTTGATAAGATATCGGATCTTCAAAATCAAATAGAAGTTCTAAAAGCTCAGATTTCTAATACGAAAGGAATTCTTGAAGTTTATATAGTAGATTCTAACAATCAAACTATTAATGTTACTAAAGGATCCTTAGTTAGCTTAAATGCAGGATTTTACGATAGTATATTTAGTAATCCTTTAACTTTAGATGCTGGTAAAATAGCTTCAACAACATATAGTATACAGCTAGTTAATACCCAAATGACCGCGGTAGAATTAGTTTCTATTATTCCCGGAGGGTTATCGGTTAAAGCTCCTAATGTCATTTCTGCATCTTCTCCGGTAGGGTATAATGAAAATTTAAGATATGGACAGTGTCCTATTTCATTGAGCTCTTTAACTCTTCCCGAGGTTACCGATAATACAAATTTTAGACAGGTTTCTCCTTTTGCGTCGTCTAGTTCTTATTCCCAGTATTTATACCCTAGATTTAAAAGTGTAGGTCTAAATGAGATTCTTTATTGTGCAATAGATAATAACGTTTCGACAAATACCCCTGTAGGAGATTCGCCAGCTGCTCCTACAATTCCAGGAGCTTTTACTTCTTCGTATGATCCAAATTATGCCTACGATGGGCAAACCCAAACTAATTTCGGGATAGCAGGAACTTATCCTCAGAACGGAACAGTACTTACCCCTTACGATCCCACAAATACCCCTATTACTGTGATAGGAGCTACAGCTTCTGCAGTTTGGTCGGGGGGAACGGCAGGAAATGTTCCGAATGGGGGAGGAAACGTTTCAGAATTCTGTATATCTATAGATCATCCTTATCTGGTAAGTTCAATATCTTCAAATACTTATACCACATATGATGAATTAGTAAAACCTTATTCTTCAGATACCAAGGTTTATCCTCCATTTAGGCATACGCAAACTTTTTGGGGTGATTCTTCTCTTTCAGATTATAAAGTTCAGCAGGCTTATAGAGATCCTATAACTTTTGCGTCAGGTCCTACCGCAGGAAGAGAGGATAGAATGTATGCAGATAAACTAGGATTTTCTGCAAATGATGAATACCTAATAGGTAAATTCTCTTGCGGATCTTATCTATTCTTAAGTCCAGTAGATTCTTCTTTCCTTCAAGTTCCAGGAAGAAGCGCTTTATCTAGTATTTCGTTAGAAAATGGAAAGGTTAATGCTATAAACGTTCCTTTAATTTACCAATTTAGAGCGGTGGATAAATTAGGATATATCGGAGGATTTAGAAAAAGCGGAAATCTTTCTAATATAACTTATACTAAAAAAATAGGAATAGATATCCAAATAAAGAACGAGGACTCTTTTTCTTTTGATATACAAGTTACGGGATCTTATAAGAATGAAACATTAGTTGCTCCTAATTTCGATAGTGCTATCGTTAGTAGATCTTAATTAAAATATAAAAAATATAATGGCAGAACCAAAATTATTCGATTATAATTCTTCCTTTTCTGTAATAAGAACAAACCCTAAAATAACAGGAAATCTTAAGATAACTGTGGATTCTTCGGGGTCAGTTTCTTTTAATACTTTTTCTGCTAATTCGACTTTAAGCTCAGATAGATTTAAAAAATTTAACGTAACGGGAAAAAATTCATTTAATGTAGATGTCTATAATTTTTTTCAACAAGGACAAACCCCCGTAGAATCTATATTTGAAGTTGCCAAGAAAACAAACGGAGAAACTAAAACAGCCACAGAATATTCTTCGCAATACGATTTTTTTTACGGGAGTGGAGCTTCTCTTTTTATAGACCCAAATTACCCAGAAGCTTTTAGCTATCTTTCCCCCTTGTGGATAAGAGATCAGCTTCCTGATTTTTTTGTTATATTTAAAGTTCCTGGACCTTTAAATTATTCTTATACCGAAAATGTAACCTCAATAAACGGCGGAACCTTCTATAAGGTAATTGCTGATTACGATAGCTCTTATTTAAATCCAGAAACAGGAATTCCGGACTATAGAATAAAATATGGAAAGGATCCTTTAGGGAATGATATTTTCTATTACAATGGATCTATATTTGAAGGTAATCCTTCCTTTTTAAATTATACCCCAGTAGAAGGATCGGGTAAAGTAGTTATTTTCGATGAGCTTTACAATCTAGATAATGTTAAAGACATAGAAAAAACTTTTTCCGATAAGATATTACCAAATGCAACAGCAATAAAAACATTTGACCTTAGAGAAAATACATTAATAGGAAATTATATAAGATCTATAATAAATAATAATAATTTTTCTAAATCCCCGATAGATATAAATTGGTCTCCGAATGGGTATTCGTATTGGAATGGAGTAGATGTGAATAATGGAATTTTCACATCAAAGGGGGAAATCCTGTATGATTATATGAGATCTGCAGATTCAGATACTATGATAGATTTTGAAGATTATATCACTTCTGGGTTTTCTAGGAATGGTATAATATGTCCAAATCTTTTAAATTTAGAATTTCTTTTTGATGATGATGATTCTGACATATACACGATAAACCGATATTTCGGTATGTATGTTTCTAGAAATGATATAGCTTCTCTTAGAACTAATGGTAATTTTTATTATGAATTTAAAGATTTACCAGGAAATGAAAATCTTCCCAAACCTTCTAGAAATAATGTAGGATATTATTACAACACAGAAAATAGTATTTTGGGAGCAACTTCAGGGATTAAATTCTTCTATGAGAATTCTAGCGGATTTCTTCCTGGATCTAATGACGTTAATGTAAATGACCCAAATAAACTTTTTTATCTTACCGATAAAAATGATAATTTTTACAGCTTAAAAAGATCTGAATTTTATAATCCTCTGGATTTAAATTCTCCTAGCTTTTTCGGTCCTTATGACTATTCAACTTTAACATTTGGCGGGACTGGAACAACAGGAGCTACTGCTGGATCTTTATCCCTTCATGACACTAAGTTGGATTTATTAGATTTTACCGGGGTTGGTAAAAAAATATCCACGATCAAAGGGGAAAAGCCTCAGGATGCAGGAAGATCTTATATCGATATAGAATTTTTAAAACCCTACGATCCTTTCTTAACTCTTACTTTTAAGATATACTGGGAAAATGGATCTCAAAAAGAGGGAATAAGAAAATATGATTTAGTAGAATCTAAAGATTTTTCTTCTATATTTCCTTGGCTTGCTGGAGCGTATTATTCCACAGGGGATTCTTATTATTTTAATGGATTTTTAGGCGGAGTCGATGACATTTCTGGAGCATTTGCGAATGTTTTAGATGAATTAAATCCTACTAGCTGGGATACTGGATCCAACGATGGGTACACAGTAATAAGACTGAAAAATACTGGAGTTTATGGTAACTCTACATTTTTTGTTAGTGTATTTGATGATTATTATAATTTTAATCTTTCTTATAAAAAAGAATGGAACAATACAGATTCTTATTCTTCGGGAGATATAGTAATGTATTTAAATAAGTATTATAAATCCAATACTCCTGTACCTTCTCCTTCTATAGGAAATTTCAATACTTCTCCGGATCAATCTTCTTCTTGGGATCCTTATTATACTTTTTCCTCTAGCGGATATATCAACATAAAGGGAATTGATGTCTCTTCTTCTAATGAAAATTTCAATTTTGTAGGCGGGACAAAAACCAGAAATAATAGGATTATATTCGGAATAGATTATTCAGATCAGGTTCAGGTAGGGGATTTTATCCAGACATTAACCGGATTTAATGAAATAAAAGCGGTAACAAGATATGTAGAATCTCCATCGATAGACGGAAATACAAAAAAAGTTATTTCTTTTAATGGATTTTTGGATAAATTGGTAGTTGAAATAGAAGATGATTATTCAAGAATAGATCTCGGGTCCGATGAATCTTTTAATACGTATTCTTCTCCGGAACTAAAAATCGGGGTTTTTACTTTTTTCGACACAAAAGAATTCGATTTTGATTTTTTTAGCTCTAGTTATTCTTATAATCCATTTCCTGAAACATATAAATATTATCAGATTCAGCCGGGAACTGAAGGAGTAATAGACCCAGGAGTTTTTTACTTTGTTAAACAGGGAGAAATAGTTTACAATTCTACTATCTATGCCCAAGGAGATATTTTTACAGGGGTCACTGGATCTACTTTATTTAATGAGGTTAATCCAAATCCAAATCTTCCTTCTGTTGTATTCCCCTCCCAATATTCTAATACCGTCTATAATAGTTCTATAACCAATTACACTGGAATAGAATATGAGAATAATTTAAATAGCTTTAATGGATTCATAGGAATTCAAAAGCTAAATCCTGGAACTCCTTCTCCGAGTTCAACTAAAGAAGAAATATTTTCTTTCGGAAAATTGGATACCGAATATGATTATCTTTTGGAGAATTACAATATAAAATTTTCGAATTATTCTCGTATAGTTCCTTTTATAAATAAATGGGCATACCAATCTGGTATAGATTCTAGAGGAAATTCTTATAGGTTAAATAGTACTCCTGCTTTTACCCCTACTAATTTTTCTCCTTCTCCGGAGAAAAACATAAGGGATCCTAAATACATGACAAATGAATGGTTTCTTTTAGAACAACCACCTTATAAATTTCCTATAGAATATATGGGGGATCAGAATAGTTATTTGCCGGAAAAAATAAATATAACAAAAGCTAAGAATGCAGATCCAAATTCTGTAGATTCTTTATATCTCCCCTCTTATTTTACAGTAGAACCTTTAGATTATTCTATAGAATTCTCGGATACGAAAAATTACACTAAAGAATTATTCACTCCTTTTATCTATAATAAATCCAGCCAATACTACGAAACTTTATTTAGAGGGGTAAAAATTGTAATAAAAAAGAGATCGGATGTTCGGGGAAAAGATCCGGAGAACTCGGATAGATACGTTCCCGGATATAAAGGATTTGAAGATTATAAATTTTCAGCTATTATTAGAGCTATACCAGAAGATTCTTCTATAATACAAAGCCCAGTAAAATACGAAATAATAGAAAATGCATCCCAGAAGTTTATACTTTTTGTATGTGATGTTGTAGTAAAAGATCAAAAATCTTTAGAACTTGGGTACACTGGAGGAACAGGGGCTAATCCTATTTTAGATTATACTCTTTTGTACACTTTATCAGACAAGGAGAAATTGACATACCCTTTAGTAGACGGAGAAAAATTTAATTCAATAGACGATATAAAACTTAGTGTAGCATTAGACCTTTCTCTTGCATCGGGAAGCTCGGTGAATACAGTTAGTCCTAGCGGACTTATTTATTCCATACCAAATCCGGATTATAATACTGACCTTAGAGAAGAAATTTCCCGTGTTTTTCTTCCTAATTCACCCGGAGCAACTTCAGCACCTCCCTCTACAGGAATTTTAAGTTTCTATGCACCTACTATTTCTACCGGGTTAAATTATCCTTGGCCTATAGGGGTTAATTCAAATTCTATAGAATTTGGAAAAATAACAACAGTCCCTGACTATACTTTTAATATACCATACTCTTTTGTCTCTCCTGCTACAATTCCTATAGGTCCTTCTTCAATATACAAGGATCAACCGGTTTTCCAGGTAGAAGGAGGATCTAGATATTATAATTCTATAATGAATAGAACAACTGTAGGATACATATTTCAAGAGCTTCAAAATAATTCAAAATATATAAAGTATAAGACTTACTCGTGGGATTCTGAAACTTCCAGCACTGTAGAAACATCAGATTCTTTCGAAATATCTTTTATACGTCCGGATCTAATTTTAAAACCGCAGGGATCTGTACCAGTAGCTTCTTATTCTGGACCTATAACTTTAGGATCCAACGATCCTACTTCTTATGAGATAGTGGTGAATCAAAATCCAAATCTAGCATCTAGCTTAATTAGATATTCAGGAAAATATGAACCTATTTTTAGAAAAATAATACACTTTGATAGAGATAAATCAGATACCATAGCAGGAGATACCTCTATAGATCTTTCTTTTAGAAATTGTAATTTTGCCCCGGATAAATACTATTTTGGAATATCCAGAAATCTTTGTTTTACTAAAGTTGATTTAGGGCAAAACATATTATCGGACACCGCTAATATTCCCCAAGGGAGTGTTTACCCTTTAGTAGGTCAAACCCCAATATCCAAAAAGAATTTTAATGTGTTCTCTTCTTCTTGGGACCCTGGATATTACGAAAGATTCGTTTTACCTGAATCTTCTATTGAAGTTGCGGGAACAAGATCGATGAAAGAGGATAAAACATTTATGGGATCTAAAATAATGAAAACTCCTTTTGAAATTTATTCTAATAATTATATAGTTCTCGAGGTATCTAGAACAACAGGAACGAATTCTGTAAATTCTATAAATTCCACAGCTTCTTCTTTTATTAAATCAATTCAGGATGTTAATAAGGATAACACAGGAACAGGGATAGGATTTGCCGGAACTTATCTTTCTGGAGTTGATATATCCTCTTTAAATCAATCTTTATTTCCCGACGTAGAGGTATTTTATCAGTATCTAACGGATACAAATAAAGTTATCGGAATACTGAGGCTGGATAGAATACTAAGAAGATTTCTTTTAAATTCCGGAATAAAAAATGTATTCCAGAATAATATAATTTCAGAATTTGGAGTAGGGGATCCTAATTCAATAAATGATGATATAAATAATTACATAGATCTTAATATAGCTCCAGCTTATGAAGGGGGGAATTTTAATTTATACGTAAAGAAAACTGCATCTGAAACTATACCGATTACTAAATTAGTTGTGGGCGATATAACTTCTTACCAAAGGGCTACTACGGGATATTCATTAAATAATAATTATACCCTAACTAGAATAAATAATTTAACCTATAATTTTTCTTTTGATATGGAGAAAAACTTTAATTATTCTCTTTCATTTTCTATACCGATTATTAAAATCTAGATATGCCAAATACAAATATAAAAAGTCTTAATTATTCGGATACCCAGAATGAGATAATACAGAAATTAAACAATAATTTTGATGATCTCATAGAAATACACGGGGGAGTTCAAGGAAATGGAGGGCCTACCGGTGGAAGAGGTCCGGTAGGAATACTAGGGGAAAAAGGAGCTACTGGTATTTCTGGACCAAGAGGAACCAGATGGTTTGTTAGGTCTTCCCAGCCAGGAGGTACCGGAACATATGCAATCGAAGGAGATTATTGGGTGGAAATATCGACTACTAAGATTTATATCTTTACGGATTCGGGGTGGGTGGATACCGGATATTTTCTATCATCCCAAGATATTTTGTTTAGGGACGTTCTATATAATTCCTTAGGAGGATCCTCTGGAGTAGCAATAACAGAAAATAAATCTTCACCCTCTCTTTATACATTTGTGGTAGGAGATGAATCCCCAGAAAATTCACCTCTTATAAATCAAAATCTTTCTAAATTTGTTATATCTACAGATAACTCAGTTAATGATGCACCTCTTTTGGAATTTTCTAAAAGCGATTTAGAAAATGGAACAATATCTGATTATACAAGTCACCCATATTTTTCATGGAGTAATTTTAGTCCTTCTAATGTTGATTTGCTTTTAGAAATTCCGGGAGGAAAATTTTATACTGGGGGAAGCGGAGGGATAGATATAAAAGCATCTAATATATCTATAGAATCTTACACCGGAATTACCTTTGATGGGGTTTTTAATATATGGGCAACAGGAGGAATAAATTTATCTTTCCCCTCAGGAAATACTAACATATCGGCGAATAATATAGAAATAGGACCTACTTTTTCTTCTATAGAAAGAACATTGTCTCTTTCTCCGGTCCTGTCTTCTCCTAGCCCCAGCATATATGTAAAATCAGGATCTACTGGAGCTTTAAAGACAGAGAGAACGGTAGACACGTATGATAGTATTTCTCATTCGATTTACAATGTAATGCTAGAATCTAGTGGCCCAACTGCTTCTGAATCCCAATTTACTATAGACACCAAAGGGAAAATAAAAACCAATAAGGTAGATGGAGGAGTAACTTATCCTTTATCCACCTTCGGGGCAACTTCATCTGCTGGATCTACCACGATATTTTGGTATCTGGTATCCCGAACTTCTTCCCCTCCACAGGCTTCTCCCACCTCAACAATCTATAGACCTTTTGGGTTATCCAATGGAAATATAGCTGTTATAAATCCTTATATCAACGCATATTCTAGTTCTCTTTGCGGGATAGGTGTATATTCATATGCTGATTATTCATGGGGGTCTACCGGGGGGATACAAAGGGGAGAATCCATAAGATTCAGTGCTTATTGTAGCCAAAATCCTGGAGGGTCTACTCCTTTTTCTGGATTTAGATATATTGGATATGGGAGGAACTCCGCAAATATGGTCACAGCTGCTACCTTACCTTTCTATGCAACTTGTGTTGATTTTGTAATATCCAGGGGAGCAACCGGTTCAGGTACTAGTGTAAGCTATTTAGCATACGGAAGCTCAGGAGGATCCGGGGGTTCTTTTTATTTCGATATATAGATTAATATATGAAAGAACTTAAACTATTATTATTAGAAAAAGGAGATTCGCAAAAGAATTTAGTAGATAAGACTAATTTTAATTTTAGTCAAATAATTTCTTTTGATGGCGGACCTTATGGAAAAATGGGTCCTGAAGGAAAATCCGGTAATCCTGGAATTTCTGGTCCTAAAGGGTCTTTTGGCCCTCAAGGTAAAAGAGGAAACATATGGACCATTTTAGATTCACCTCCTTTAAATCCTTCGGAAGGAGATTATTGGATGAATCCCTCAAACAATAATGAGATAAGAGTATATAATTCTTCTACAGAAAATTGGGATTTATATTCAATCAATATAAATTCCCTTGATATATTTAGAGAATATAGTCCTATACAGACTTCATCAGGCCCTTCTTCTAAAGGGGGATACTTTATATCTCTTCCGTATCCTATTTTGACGACAATGGTCCTTAGCGATTCTTATCTTTCTAATGGATCCATTACTGCAAATCCACAGTATTCTAAATTTGTAATATCTACAGATTCGCAAAATTTAAATAGAAGAATACTAGAATTTACCAAAGGAGATTATCACGGAACCTCGTTCAATCAGGAAACCCCTTATTTCTTTTGGTCAACCGGGCCAACCGCAACTGAAGGAAATTATGCTCTTAATTTTCTTTCCCCTAAATCTTTAGGATTTGATCTCGGAGGAGATTTTTCTCTAAATTCTCTATCCGGATCCGCTATACTAAAATCTGCATCTTTTTCCTTAGGTTATAGACTAAATACACATATAAATGGAATTTACTCCTCTAATTCTCCTACCGGGGATCTAAATATAAATGTAAATTCGGGAGCGGGAAGCCTACTTTTTAGCGGAAAAAATATTTATTATCCGGTTAATACATTATTTACTATTAACACGACGACAACTCTAGATATTCAAACATCCGGAACTACAGGTTCACAGCCTTCTCTTAACCTTATATCTAAAAACATAGATCTAGGGAATCTCTATTATAAAATGGACGAAGTTTACCCTTCTACTAGATCAGGTTCTACCCTATTTAAAGCTACAAATTCTTCTAATACCATATTGGAGATTTCAGGAAAAGGCGATTTTAAAATAGATAAAGCGGTTTATCCTTTACATCCTTTGGAATCCCCTTCCTCTGTTCAATTCACGCTTTCACCTTTTGCCGACAAATATATAATCTTTAATCCTTCTGTATCCTTAAATGGACAGACTAGCTCTAGTTCTTTTAATGTAAATAAAGGAATTGATTATTATTTGATACCTCCTTCCGTAAGTACATTTCCGTTACAGGAAAGGGGAATAATTTTATGGACGCCTTCAGATATTAATGCATCCAAAGGATGGACAGATCTCATAAACCAAAACGAATATATTAATTTTAGAATACATTCTAACGTAAATACACAAGGATTTAGATTCTTAACCATAAATACTTCTTCGACCAAAATAACAGCCCCGGTAGGAACAGGTATAGGGGATCTGGGGGTATCAGAATATTGTACTTCTGTGGAATTTACTATAATAAATTTAAGTAAAACTTCATCGGGAACATCTCCTACCGATAGATGGTTTAAAGTTTTGTATCAAGCATGGGGAGGAAGTTTAACCAGTCCGGTATGCGGGGAATTATACACTAATGGATCTACACCTTAACAAATATGCACTTTAATACGAAATATATAAATTTAGGAGACTCTGAAAAAGAGATAAAAGATAAGTCTAATTACAATTTTAATCAGATACTTTCTTTTGCTATTGGACATGAAGGACTAATAGGGCCTAAAGGAGCTACCGGGATCCCAGGACCATCTGGAAGAATAGGGGCAACTGGTAATACAGGCGATAGAGCATCTGAGTGGTTTAGAGGGACAACATTTCCTTCCCAAATCCCACAGGAATTTGATCTGTGGATAGATGATTCTTCCCCCTTAGGTGATGTCTATGAAAGAGATTCTTCTTCTTGGTTATATACCGGGTTTTCTTTATTTAATTCAGATTTTTTCGATGTTTATTCGGGAATAGTAGGTCCTTTAGGACTAACCGATAAATCTGCAATAGGGATAAATCCTTCTTATACACCAGATCAAACTTCCTTGGTTATAAGCGATACTTATTTTTCCCCCTCGGACGTAAATCCAAATAATTCCAAACTTTTAATATCCACATCTGATCAGGTAGATACCCCTATTTTTTCTTTTGTAAAATCTAATAGCAGTTTATCCCAGTACCCTTCTTTTTATTGGAAAAATACGGGATTGTTATCGGATTTTTTATTTAAATCCCCAGGGAAATTATCAATAGGATCTCTTTTGGATTTAGAAATGTCTTCTGATGATTCTATATTAGGAGGAAATTTGATTTTAAACGGAGATTCTTTTTATTCAACAACCCAAGGTAATTTAAATTTGATAACTGATTGGTCAGGGATTAGACTTTTTACCGATTTTACAATAAATTCCGTTTTAATAAATTCCCTAAATTTTGGAGTAGACACATCTAAATTATACACAAAAACTTTAACCGAAATATCATACAATTCGGGAATTATGGGCGGAGGAACCTATGTATTATCCTCTACACCTTCGGGATCTTCTACCGATAAATATTTTGGAGGAATATCCATAGATTCAAATTCAATCATATCAAGGGTTTTTGATTTTACCGGAATAAGTGGGGGATCTATTCTATATGGTCTTCCTTCCGGATCTTCGAGTTCAGGAAATCACAAGCAAGTCGTTTTTGGAGAAACCGGAGGGGTTCCACCTGGTGCTACTTCAGGTCCTTACTCTTATCACGTAAAGAGATTAAATAATATATTAGTTTCTAGATCTACCCAAACTTTTATCTCGTATTCTAATAGGAACAATCCATCAGCCGGATTTGGGATCCCCCTTAATAACATTTTAAACATTTCCTCCCTTTCGAACTGGAATTCTAATATGATAGTGGCTACCATATACTCAGCATTGTATCCTACTGCAAATCCTTATATATGGATTCCCTCTTCCGATCAGCAATCATTAGAGCCAGTTTTTTATTCAGGGGAAGGAAACGAATATAGGGTTTATTTAAATGATACGGTTCTTGGGAATAAAAAAATAAAAGGGATAGTTTTCAACTATTATTATTCCAGCTCAATTATAAGTGAAGTTAGAAGAGTATATTTCGATTTTCCTTCTGCGTGTTCTTATGTTGATTTATTTTGGGCCTATCAGGGAAGTTCCGGTAATCTAAATGGAAGAATATTCTGGAAAACGTGTGACGGATCTGGAGGAATATTAGAAATGACTAATCGGTATGCCATAGAAGCGAACCAAGTACCTCCTATCTCCTCCAGATAAAAATGGAATTAATTATCTTTTTCTAAAAAAATATATAGTAAAAGAGAAATAGATTTTGGATCCTCTGATATAAAAATAAAACTATGAAAAAATTAAATAAAAAAGAACAGGATGAAATACTAAATCTATCTAAAAGATTTATAGATATACATTCTCAAATAGTTAAAGTAGAAAAAGAGATTCAATTTTTAGAAACCCAATCTTCTAATCTAATTTCAGATCTTGAATTTTGCAGAGAAACCGAAATGGAATTCTGCAAAAAGATGGCTAAAAAATACGGGGAAGGAGAATTAGACCCTTTATCAATGACATGGAAAATCAAGACAGAAAAAGCAAAATAAAAAAAGTTAGTGAAACTTTAGAATCTATGTATAAAATAGTCTCCAATAGATTAGTTTTAATTGGGATAATAATTCTTTTAATATTCCTTTCGATAAGACAATGCGAAAGAGCAAATGGAGCTGAAGCAGATTCCAAAAGACAACATAATAATTATCTGGCGATGAAGGATTCGGTTAGAGTCATAAAGAAAGAAAAAGATCTTTTGGTAGTCGAAAAATCTGCGATGGAAATGAAGGTTTCCGAATTGACAGACGAACAAAAAGATCTAATAAAAAAATTAGGTCTAAAATCCAACGGGAAAAAAGAAACCCCGTCTGTAATAACAGAAATTCAGATAGTTTATGTTGATAGATTTATTGATGTTCCGACTAGAGTAGAAAAAGATAAAGACGGTAAAGAATCTATAACTTTCACGCATTCTCCTCAAATGAAGGGAAATAATAGTTTAACTATATCGGGAAAAATACCATATACTTTCGATGTCATAAAAAGCGACAAGACGGATCTGGTGTTTACTAAGTTAAACCCGGGAAAGGCGGAATTGGATATAAAGCAGAGTATCGAAATAACTACAGGAATTTACAGGGATTCTGAGACTAAGAGATTAATGACTAGAGTTTCTACCGAATACCCGAATATTGAATTTAAAGATATAAATTCTTTTACTATCCTGGATACCAAAGAAAACAGAGATGCTTTAAAGGCAGCAAGAAAACCTTATGGTATAGGAGTTAATTTTGGAATAGGACTAGCAGCAAATCAGAAAGGAATAGGCCCTGGAATTTATCTAGGCATAGGTCTTCAATACTCTCCTAAATTTTTACAATTCGGAAAATAATATGTCTTTTAGCTACACCTCTAAATTCGTCCAAATTAATTCATATCTATTGATGGAATATAGATATGCAGATCAGCCTAACCCAGAAACTAGATTTACGACCGATGTTGGATATGATAAGTTAATAAATGGATTTATTTCGGATTCCGTTCAAATATTTAATCCCCCTGCTGATTCTTCAATAACTAATAATACACCAAATAATAGTGTAGTTAAAATATCCGATTCATCATATGTTTCTTTAGATTCAAATTCAATAATTCCCTTTAATGATTTTTCGGAGAAATTAACGAATACCGTAGATCTTCCGATAGTTTTCCCTTCTAATCTTTCTGTTGTATATGATAGCATTAGATATCATATAAGAGCAGGATATAATTTAAATAATATAGACGGATTAATAGTAGGAGTAGGATTTCCAGACCAAAATGGAAATTATGTAACTGTATCCCAAATTCTAATACAAAAAGGAACTAATCAAGATTATGATTTTAACCCAAGTCCGATAACTATAGGATCTGCTATATATGATAAATATTTAGAAATTAAAGTTCCTAATCTCAAGGACATGAACGATAAATATCTCGTTGCTTCTGATTTCTTTAAACCAAGTACTTTAGCAGGACTTATCAGTCAAAGTGGTAAAGGATTTATATACGGAGCTCCTTTAAGAATTACTTTTGATGAGGTACAAAATATAGATACTTATAATGGGTATAATAGGTATAACACATCTAATATAGCATTATTATCTTTAGAACAAGAAGACCCTTTTTCCAATATAGGAGCAACCATAAAAGAATCGGACCAAGGTCAATTTTTCGAGTATTATGCAACAGACAATGAAGGGTTTATTGAAGATTTTATACTTTTTCAAAATTCTATAGGAAATAGCTATTTTATATCTCACCAAATACAGGTTTTAGAACAAATAGGAGCTTCTTTCATAGAGACTTCCCGGTTCGAAAGTATACAGACCACAGCATATGATGTTCCAAATTTCTATAGACCTATAGTTAGAAATTCAGGAGTGGCTGCAAGTTTTACCCTTAGGTATATAATGTCTTTGGTAAACAATAAAGATCAGTCTAGAGTAATAAGAATAGGATCCTATACGTCTCCTAATCCTTCTGAGTGGGGAGTTAATATCACTCCGATTAGACTTTCTAGTTTTCCCCAGGTTCAAAAAATATACAATAAAGTTTATGGACAGCAGAACCTACTTAACGAGAATGCAGCTTATCCAGTAAAAATAATAGAAAGACTAAAATACATAAACAATATAATAGATCAAAATTTAGTAAATAGCTCATTTAGAAATCTTACAGTTTCAAACGGGGCTTCGCAGTCCCAGGATACTACTTCGGATACTACTGCTTTAGGATTTGGAAAAGTTTATATAGATGTTTCTCCTTTTCAGAATTTATATAAATTTAAATTTGTCCAAAAAGTAAAACAAAATGGGACTGAAAATATTTTGCCATTAGATCTTACAACTTTAGGAATTCTTAGAATGTCTTTTATATTAAAAAAAGGGGAAAAATTAAACGTAAATGGGGTTACGAATAATTCTTTAGCGAATCCTTCAAAGGGAGAAGTTTTATTTAGAATAGACGAATCCGTTTCTAGTAGAATATTATTACTGACGGATAAGAGATTTTTTATAACTCTAGGTCCACAAATTCAAAGTCCGTCAAACTCTTTAGATCTTAATAGATCTTTAAATGTAGAAGAAAGGATAAATTCTTCGTCTAAAAAAGGTATCAAATCAAGAATATCAGAGAGGGCTAATATTCTAAATCAAGTAAGATCCCAATCTTCCTCCGACGATAATAATAATTCTGTTCTCTACTGGGGATATTGGAAAGCTTCCGGGGATAGTGAACCTTCATCGCCTATAGACATTTCTCCTGAACAAGAAATAGTAAGACCTGTTTTACAAAGACCGATAAATGCTCCTTCTAAATCCCCAGCAAAACCTTCTATTAATTTGCTGAGCCCTGCTTCTAAACCAGATAGTACACTGGGAAATAGCGGATTCAATCAATCTCAGGCGGGAATAAACTTAACTAATTCTATAATATCAGAGATAAAGAATATACTTATCGAAAATTCAAGCACCCTGAACCTAAATACTATAAATACCCAACTGGTAGATTTATATTCCAAATATCCTCAGGTTACAAAAGATAAATTTTTAGGGGATTATGATAAAGCAACAAATGGTGGAATTACAGGGTATACTCCTTCGAATATATCTAACATAAAATCCAAACTTAGTAACCAAATATAATAAATGATTTTAAATCCAAGAGGAAATAGCTTTTATTTTAACTTCCCTAGGGGATTTTTCCCGACGAGGGTTACAGAAAAATATTTACCTTATATAAAAAAACAGCCAATTCCATTTGATACTGTGGATCAGTATATAAATAGTACTATACAGTCGGTTTCTTTTCCTAGTTTAGCCTTGGATTCTGTAGAACAAGTAAGAAAATTAGGAAAGAAAATTGCATATAAAGGATCTAATCCAGTTCAAGATCTATTTAGTAAAGAATTTAGCATCAATATGAAAATGACTGACGGATTTATGAGCTATTGGATAATGCTAGATACCATATTAGATTTTGTAAATTTTTCAAATCCTGATGTCTTCTTGGTGAATCTTCCTATAAGAATAATGGATAGTCAGGGAGGAATAGTAGCTTCTGTTGTTTTTCAAGAAGTTCTTTTTACTTCCTTTGGGGAAATAGAACTTAATTACACTTCAAACAATCCTCAATTTTCTGCATTCTCTGTTGGCTTTAAATGTAATTATCTGGATATAAAAATGGAGATATGACCGAAGAAGAAGAATTAAAATCATTTAAAAGTTTATTGGACATCAGAAAATATCCCTATGAAGAAGAGGGAGAGATTTTAATAATTACTGGGCATTCAAGTGTGGATTTACAAGATATTAATTATATCCCAAAAAATGTTTGTTTCTCTAATAGAGGATTTGTTCATCTGGAAAAATTAATTCTCCCGGAAAACACAGTATTTAGAAATGAGGGAAACATATATTTAAATGATTTAATAGGACTTTCTAAAGGGGTTAGATTCGAAAATTACAATTATTTTCTATATGCTAACGATTTTTTCTTTTTAACAACAGTAACTATCCCTGAGATTTCTTCTCAAAGGATAATTAATTGCTACATCAAACAAATATACGGATAAAAATATTTTAAAAAAGATATATAAACTAAAAAATAATAATTATGAGAACTTTTACGGAATTGAAGGAAATTAATGAAATGAAGTACGGTCAACCACTTTATAGTGCAAAAGACCAAATGAAAAATGCTCTAATAGCAGCTTCAGGTAACGATCAAAGAGTCTTAAATGATTTGGTAGATTGTCTTTCTGACCAACAAATGAAAGCTTGCTTTGATAAGTTGTCTAAAGAGTACGGTTACACTGGAAGTGTAGGACAAAAAGAATCTGCTGATCTATAATAACTTTTCATGAATTTAGTCGGGATAGATTTTTCGATCAATTCCCCTTCTTTTTGTTGTCTTAAAGGCAATAAGTATATTTGGGGGTCTTTGACAAGATCGGACAGAACAGAAGAATCTCTTAAAAAGAATTCTAAAAAGCCATTCGCAATTCTTGGCGATATGGAGAATTTAAGATTTATTTTTTTGGATAAAAAAGAACTCCCCTCGGAATATTCCGAAAGGGAAAGGGTAAAAATAGAATATTTTTTAGAAATAGTTGATAATCTATGGGATGCAATTTCTAAGGAGATAGGGGATGAACCATTTAAGGTGGCTATGGAAGGTCTTAGCTTTTCTTCAAATGGTAATTCTCTTGTTGATATAGCAATGGCTACTGCTCTACTAAGAGAAAGAATCATCAATTCTATAGGAGTGGAAAATTTTCATGTTTTTTCTCCCACATCAATTAAAAAGTTTGCAGTAAAGGGAAATGCCAAAAAGGATGAACTTTACCATGCTTTGGTTGATTTAAAAGAGGAGGGAACTAATATGAATGAATTGACCCAAATACTGGAACAAAATCGGGAGGAGTGGATAACTCCAAAGAAAGTAGTAAATAAACCGGTAGATGATATAGTAGATGCAACTTGGATTCTTTTATTTTTAAAAAATAATTTAAAATAATCGGAAATATTTTTCTGATTTTAGTGTATAATTTATGTATTAATTTAAAAATTTAAAAAAACAATTATGGAAAATTTGGACATCTTTAATTTAAGCGCAGATTCTTTAGTAACTAAAGTAAATGCAAAATCTGAAAAGGATTTGGAATTTTATAAACCATATCCTGAAAATGGGAAAGACGGGGTTTATAAATCTTTAATCCGTTTTGTTCCTAATCCGGTAGATCCGGCTAAATCTAAAATCCACAAATATTATGTTTACTTGAATGATCCGGTTTCCGGAGAATCATTTCCTGTAGACTGTCCTTCGACTGTGGGTAAAAAATCAATCGTAAAAGATCTTTTCTGGAAACTTAAAAATTCTCATTCTGCAGCAGATCAAGAATTAGCTAAGTCTTTTTCTAGAAAAGAAGATTTTTATGCTTTGATTCAAATAGTTCAGGATAAAAATTCACCTGAATTAGAAGGAAAGATTATGATTTTTAAGTTTGGTAAAAAACTTAATGACATGATCGAAGCACAATTAAAACCAGAATACGGGGACCCTTCAAATCCATTTGATTTATTTAACGGTAGAGAATTTGCTATCCAAGTAAGAAAGGTTGGGGAATGGAACAATTATGATCTTTGCTCTTTTGTTGGAAACCCATCTCCTATCAAAATCGAAGGAATTCCTATGGAAAGAAGCGAAGGAGATATGAAAAAGATCGTTGATTATCTTAACAATGGTCCTAAGAATTTATCTTCTTTCGATTATAAGGATTGGGACGATTCTACAACTCAAAGAGTTATGTCGGTGATTAGAAATTCTGTTCCCGAAGGAAGATTAGTTAATGAAGTTATTGGAGGAGTTTCTTCTGCACCTTCTACTCCATCTAATAATTCTTACACTTCTCCGGTACAATCTTATACATCACAATCGGAGTCTGCTCCTAGAACTCAGGCTACTTCCGAACAAATATCGGATTTTAATAACTTCTACAGCGAAGCATCTAATACAAAATCAGCTTCAGATAACACGACAGAAGCTTCTCCTAATAGCTCAGGAGGAATATCTTCTCTAGATGATCTTTACGCAGATCTTTAATAGATAAAAAATAACTAAAGGCAGCTTTTAAGCTGCCTTTTTTATCCTAAATAGAATGGAAGCTTCAAGAATTGAAGAATTAGTTTCGGGTGTTCTGAGAAAAGAATTTTCCGATTTTCCTCTAAAACAGAATATATCTAAATCTTTAAATAGATTAAATATAGCATGTCCTTACTGCGGAGACAGTAAGAATCCAAGAAAGAAAAGAGGTAATTTTTATCTGGATACTCTCACCTATAAATGTTATAATGGAGGATGTGGGGTATTTAAAGATTCGATCTCTTTCTTTAAAGATTTTGGTCTTTATGGTAGTTTATCTGGGGGAGAAAAGAAAGAAATTTCTCAAATATTAGAGGAGAACAAAAGTAAGAAAAATAATTCTTATGGAAAAATAGATTTTTCTTATTTTATAGATAATGATTTTAATTCGGTTTTAATAGACCGAAATGACTTTTGTAGATCTTTAAATCTAGTAAATGTCGAGGATTCCAAGATACTGGTTTATATAAAGAGAAGACACCAGTCTCCCGATTCTAGATTTGCATGGGATCCTAAAAAAGAAAGAATATTTCTTTTCAATTTAACTCCGGATAATAAAATAATGGGTTTACAAATTAGAAATATGAATTCTATAAAAGGATCTTCTAAATACCTTACGTATAGACTAAGCGGGATTTATTCTAAATTGCTCGGAATAAATGACGAATCCATAATAGGGAAAGCTCAAAAAGTTGATCCGGTTTCCCATGTTTTTGGACTTGGGTTTTTAGATTTCGGAAAGGACATAACCATATTTGAGGGACCAATGGATTCCTGGATTTGGGGGAATTCCGTAGGACTTTGCTCTATAGAAAATAGATTTCCTTTTGGGGTTAATAATTTAAGGTATTGGTATGACTGGGATAATGCAGGTATATCTAAATCCATAGAACTTTTGGGCGAAGGAAAAATGGTATTTAACTGGGGAAAATTTCTGGAAGAGCACGAAATAACGAAGAATAAAAAATGGGATCTTAATGATTTAGTAATACATTTAAGATCTTCAGGAAAGAAGATAAAAAGATTTGATAATTATTTTACTAAAGATGTACTGGACCTTAGATATTTT